ACTTGTTCTTTACCGCAGTGATCGCACGTAATAAAGGATAGCTTCTTTGGGCCTAATTCCTGAGACTCGCTCTGAAGAACTCCGCCACCAGTCATTCCAGTGGGGGCACCCGCACCACCATATCCAGCCATGAGAGTTTTCTCCATTGCACTGGATTTAACAAGCATGTGAATTTTCTCGATGTTGTTAGCGATCCTGCCCTCAAGAGCATCTTGAAGAAGCGCCTTCTTTAGGTTGAGCGCATCTTCGGTGCCCAATGCTGCCAAGATTTGATTAACGTTATTTTCAATACGTTCGGCAGAGGCATCCCGAGCGATATGGCGAAACGAAGGAACCATTGTTTCAGCAAGATGCATCACTGACTTAATTAGAACCATATCTGCGTCAGCGTCCACTTCACTCTTATCTAGGTTGAGCGGTTCGACGAGAGTGGCCTGGTTGGCCGGCACGAAGGTAAGAGCAATCGAGTGGATCTTAGTCCTGGCTAGCAGCGCTGGATCACTAATCCCTCTTGCAATAACCCCACCCTCTACTGACGCCTTCACCTTAAGCGGGCAATCAGTCTTATGCACATTTCGTAGGATTGCAGCCGCGGCCTTAGCGTTGGGGTGGTCCTCATCGTCAAACAGTTGAGCTTTAACATAAATATAAGGACTTTTTACCTTTTCCCAGTAGTATTTCTGTCTGTCATCTTCACAATCTTCTGATTTGAAGATTCGCTTAGCAGAGAGAACTTTACCCAAGCAGTTAAAAAATCCCTTTCCGTGGTTATCATTTATCCTTCCACGGCCAGTTTCCAGTTCAGAAATGTCAGCTCCATCTACATTTAACATTTCGCCTTGGGTGTCTCTAAGTTGAGATCCTGCACACATGTCAATTTCTAGAGGTCGTTTTGCCATAGTATAGATAATATCTTGTCTCGAGGTTGACTTGTCCTTTAAAGCCAGGAGTTTAACTGGTGGCCCATGGTAGAGTGGGGTCTTAGTAAAGCTTTTACGTAATTTTTTAAGGAGAAAACTCACATGGCATCTACTTCCGCTGTTGCACAGATTATGGCGAAGATTGCTCGCAACTGCGAACAATTAGGTCTTACTGTCAACTCAAATTCAGGTTCTGCTGTTGTTATTGAGAACGGTTCAAACGATCTCACTATTTCGTATGTTGCTGCTTCAATCGATCTTCCTATGGGCGGTGTTTCACCTGCTGCTTCACCTTTCCTAGGTGTTGGCGTTGTTAACCCCGGTGTTCTTAAGCTTAAGAGCGCAAGCACTGCGGCTGATGCAATCACTGACGTTCTTGATTCAGTTGTTGCTGCTAAGGTATTCAAGGTTCTTGTTGGTATGGGCAATGATATTCTTCTTGAGAATGTTGATGCAACTTTCTCAGCAACGATCCGTGGCCACGCTGAACTAACTGGTATGGGGCAGTAATTAGTAAGCTAACTAAGGAGCTATAACTATGAAAGAGGAACTTAAAAAGAGCCTCACTGACCTAATTGATGAGACACTGCTAGAGCTTGAAGAGCTCAAGAAGTCTCGTTTTTCGGCCGCTGAAGTGGACCTCAAGGGTCCTGGTGCTGATGGCATCGCTGGCAAGCCTGCTAATGGCAAACTTGCTGAGAAGGCTGAAGATAAGAAGGAAGATGAGGATGAAGAGAAGGACGAAGTCGCTGAAAAGGGCGAAGGCGTCAATTCCGCAGCTGACATGGGCAAGGGCGAAGGTGTAAACGCTGCTGCTGACATGGGCAAGGCTGAAGATAAGAAGGACGAAGACAAGAAAGAGGACAAGAAAGACGAACCTCACAAGGATGATCCTAAGCACGAAGAGAAAGAGAAGGATATGGCTAAGAAACTTCTCGACATGCACAAGGGTGAAATGAAGAAGTCTCTAGAAGACGCTGATACTCTCATGAAGAGTTATGTTGATTCAAAAGTTGGCGCACTTGAGAAGCAGCTCGCTTCTATCCTTGAAACTGTTACCAAACTAGCAGATGCTCCTGTACCTGCTAAGGGCGTTGGTTACAAGGGTGCAGCTCCGTTGCTGAAGTCAGCAGATGAGGTTGAGACTCTATCGAAGTCTGAAGTAGCTTCAAAGTTGTTTGATTTGAAAAAGTCTGGCTCGCGCGTTGACAGCAATGACATCGCAATGGCTGAGATGGGACACGATCTGGATAAGATTGTTTCGAAATATAACATTAAGTAATTAAGGAGATAATATGAACGACACAGTTAATCAAGTATTACAGGGTCTCGAGTCCGGTCTCGTGTCAGCGGCTGAAATCGAGGCACTTAACAAGGCAATTAGCGCAGGCTACGGCGGCGCAGGCAAGCCTACAGACCTCACCTATGGTGGTGTTCTACAGGCTGAATCACTCGAAACGACTCTAAAGAGCGTTACGTTTGATATGAAGAACCTTAAGATGTGGCCTGCTGTTAGCGTAGATAAGGCATACAACTTATTTGAACAGTACAACCGTCTAATTTCGTACGGTAGCGATTCAGCACCTTATCTCGGCGAAGGTGGAGCTCCTCAAGAGGAAGATTCGACCTACGTACGTGATGGTCAGAAGATCGTGTTCTTCGGCACGCGTCGACGTGTTAGCCACCAGATGACTCTAGTTCGAGTTACTGTCGGTGACATTGTTGCACAGCAAGCCAAAGAAGGCACGATGCATCTTCTGAAGAACGTTGAGCGCGAGCTATACTGGGGTCATGCACACTATCAGACCCAGACGACTGGCGCAATGAGTGGCTCGGATGCAGATCTTCCTAGCAGCTCAATCGCGATGAGCGGTCTTCTAAAGCAGCTTCTAAAGGGCGATACGGATGCGCAGATGATTTCAGGCGACTTCAACGGTTATGGTACGACCAGTTCAATCGGTCAGGACCTTGCTGGTGCAGTTATGGCTCAAGATGATATCGAGCGTCTAGCAGTTATTGCACTAGAGAACTTCGGTTCACCTAGCGAACTACACGCTGAGCCTGCAGTAATCTCGGCATTCGTTAAGCAGTTCTATCCTCAGTTCCGTTCGTCACCTGGTCTTGCGTCACAGACTGTTGGTTACGACGTATCGAAGATTCAGACCACTGCTGGTGCGATCGACCTCAAGCCTAACCTATTCCTACGTCCTCGTTCAGGTGTTCGCGCAGTAGCAAGCGGTACAGCGGCTCCTGCTTCAACGTTTACGGCATCAGGCGCAGCAGCTGGCACAGGTTCAACCTTTGCGGCTGGCGTTTATCAGGTGAAGGTTACTGCGGTTAACGATTCAGGTGAATCAGCCCCTGTCGCTTCGGGTGCGGTCACTCTAACCGTTGGTCAAAACATCGATGTTACGATGGGTTCTGTTCCTGCTGGCGTAAAGACGTGGAAGGTTTACGTCAGTGCTCCAGGCGGTGCTGCAGGAACTGAAAAGTTTGCAGGTAACTGGGCAAACGCTGGTGCGGGTGTTTATCGCTGCGCTGGTGCGAAGCTCCCCGGTCTCGGCGAGGCTTTCCTACTTGACATGAGCGCGGAGAACATGCGCTTCAAACAGCTTGCTCCGCTCAGTAAAATAAATTTCGCGATTGTCACCACTGCACTTGAGTTTGCCATTGTTCTCTATGGCGCTCTCTTTGTGTACACTCCGCGATTCAACTGCTTCTTCAAGAACGCCGGTAAGTAATAACTTACTAACAAAATAAAGTAGTTAGAAGGGCTTGGACGAACACTCCAAGCCCTTCTTGTTTATATGATTGTGGGGTATAATTGCTCTATGATTATTTATAAGATAACTAATAAGCTCAATAATAAAGTTTATATTGGTCAAACAATAAGAGATTTAGAACAACGATTTATAGAACATACTTTTCCAAGTTCTGGTTGTAAGGCAATTAGAGATGCTATTAAGAAATATGGAGAAGAGAATTTTTCTATTGAAGAATTAGCTAAAGCTTCTTCTCAGGATGAATTAGATAAACTTGAAAGGTTCTTTATTGAAAGTCGAAATACTTTATCTCCCAATGGTTACAATTTAAAAGAAGGAGGAAATGGACATTTCTTTGCTCCGGAGACAATAGAAAAAATGCGACAAGCAAAACTCGGAGCCATTGTGCCTGAAGAAGTTAGAGCCAAAATGTCTTCTTCACATAAGCAGCGATTTAAAACTGATCCTCAGCTTGCCATTGCTCGCTCTGAGCAATCGAAAGCAATGTGGGAAGACGAAGACTTTAGAACTAATATTAGTGAAAAACGGAAAGAATACTGGGCGGATCCTGAGCATCGACAAGCAGCATCAGAAAGAGCTAAAGCAAATACTACAGATGAGCTTAAGAAGCAAATTTCATTGGCGGTAAAAACCTCGCTCAATTCTCCTGAGACTCAGGCTAAAATGGCCGAGTTTTATAAAACTCAACAAAAGGAGGTTATTGCTAGTGATGGTAGGGAATTTCCTTCTATTAAGGAAGCAGCTAGCACTGTTGGTTGCCCAGGATCCTCTATCATTAAGAATATTCAAGGCCGATATAAAAGCGCTGGCGGTTTAACATGGAAATATAAAGATGAGGTTTTAGTTACTAAACCAATATTGTATCTAATATGCGGAGTATCGGGTTCTGGTAAGTCATGGATATGTAATCAGCTAAACAATGTGTCTTATTTGTCATCAGATTCTGCAGATAAAAAGAGCCATGTAGATGAACTGCTAAAACTTAGTAAACTCAATAAACCGTTAATTTATGATTTGTCGATTGGCATTTCTACTTTCATTAAACGAAATACTGACAAGTTCGATATCAAGCCAATTTTTGTTATTGAAACAAAGGAAACTGTGCTTGAACGTTTGAAGCAAAGGGGAACAGGAACCGCATTGAGTGATAGTCGCATTATAGCGATTAATAGGCGCGCACAAAGTGTTGCGATATTTTCCGGAACTTCTTTAGAGGTTCTAGATTACCTAAAGTATAATCTTCTCATCGAGGCTATCAATACTCCCACTCGAGAGTGATAGCGGGATACTGCATGGAGCTACGGGGTTCGAACCCCCAAGTATTCTTATATGTCAATGAATTTTCCAGGTCAAGTTAGACTTCATCGTTGGGTTGTTTGGCTAACGGCCAAGCAAATTGCTAAACAATTACACATCGAGGACTATATTCTTGCCGGTTCTTATCGCCGAGGTAAGTGGTGGTGTAACGATATAGACATGCTTATCCCCGTTTCTTCTATTGAGGAAAAGGAAGGGATTAAGGCTCGTTTAGCTCAACTTGGTTGGCAAAAGCGCGCTGATTTCTTTAGTGCTTCTACTTTTGGTTATTTATTGTTTAAGAAAGTCGGCAATAAGGTGATTTGCTTAGATGTCTTTTTTGTGCCACCTGGATGCATGGGCAATGCACTACTGTTTACTACAGGTTCACAGAACTTCAACGATAAGATTAGGGCAAATATATTGTCACTTGGATATTCATGGGCCAATCCACCTTATTTTGAGCGAATTATCGATTCGACGAATATCTGTTTTTCTGATGAAAAAGCTGCTTTATGTTTTCTAGGAATGCCGTGGATTGCACCTAAAGATAGGTTATAATTAGCTTATGGAAAACTTAATTAAATCAATTTTAGAGCAACTATCTATCGTGGTAGATAAGCGAAGTAAGGCACAGCCTTTTGAGCTTCTTAAAACATTGCCCAATGGTCAGTGGGAGTTGCTCGGTAAGAGCGTTAATCTACCGAAGACAGTTCCACATAGTGAATCTAATAAGATGTTTTCAGAACTTTTCACACACTTAAAAAACACAATGGCTGCTGCGCCCAAAGTTGCTGCCACTCTTCCTTCACAGAAAACACCTATTCCTTTGAATAAGGTCCCTGTTAAGCATCCTGAACCTCCTTTCTTAGCAGTACTGCATGATCAGGTGGAAGAACAAACGGGGGAAAGACCTCAGCTCCATAGTGTGGACAATATTCGTGGTGCAATTAGGAAGTACGCTTTGGGTTTACCTAAAGGTCAAATTGATTTAGGACATTTAGGTAAACTTCGTGAGGCGCAAGATGAGATTGATCTCGAAGACGACAACACCTATGGCAGCTTCAAGAGAAAGCCAATTTCTCATGAAGACATGGCAGAAATTATCAATCATCATACGGGAGATGCTCCTTCCTTGAAACATATTCACGATAATAATGGTGGAATTGATGCTATTGAAACACTGGCACATACTCATGGAGCGGACAATCTCGCTCCACATTCTTACAATATTCGCGCCCACAAAAACAATCAAATATGGGCTGATATGCATGATCTTATGAGACCGGATCATAGAATCCCATTAGAAGATTGGGGTATTGGTGATGAACGTGTTACTTATACACCCACTTATGGCAAAGTCGAATCTGATCCAAAGCTTGATCGAAAGGTTCAAAATGCTCATGAGAAGGCTATGTCCACTTGGGATTGGGACTACCAGGGTCCACATGAAGAAAGCAAGCATTTAAGAAAGCAACTTAATAACGCGGTCGTAAAACGTGCGCTTGATCGCTTTAAAAAACACCACAAACTGTACTAATCTATGCCTCCGCTATGGATACCGCCTCACCTTAGACCACGTTTTAAAAAGTCGGATCTAACACGTAATGCGGACTTGTCTCATAACTTTCTTGCTGTTCTGATTCTATTACGATTATGGAGACGTGATTATGTTGGTAGTTTTTCCGGACGAAAAATTGCGGCAAGTGTCGTCTGAAGTGGATTTTTCCACCGACTTGCAAATCCTTATTCACAACATGTTTGCAGTGATGTATCAGTATGAAGGTGTCGGTCTTTCAGCAATCCAGATTGGAACGCCTCTACGTGTCATCGTGGCTGATGTAGGTAACGGCAAGGAGATCTATATCAATCCTAAAATCGAACGCATTGGTGGTACAAAGAAGTTTATGAAAGAAGGATGTCTTTCTTTCCCGGGCATCTTTGAAGACGTACAGCGCTTTTCGAAGATTACAGTTTCATATCAAGACGTTGATAAAGTTAGTCACACTATGAATACTGGCGGCTTAAGAGCACAGATGTTGCAGCACGAAATAGAGCACTTAGATGGAATTTTGTTAAGTGACAAGGTCGCGAGATAATTAGTAGGCCTCATATTCGTATTTCACTGCCTGAGTACGAACGACTATCACTTGCTTCTTTAGCTCAACGGTAGAGCGACTAGTTTGCTCAACTAGTAAATAAGAGTTCAATTCTCTTAGAGATCGTTATGAAAACCATGAAATGGAAATGGGTTGATCGTGGAGTTATTCAGAATTTTATGTGGATGCTATATGTGTTAGATCTTAATAAGAATTATCGTTTTATAAGTAATAACGAATTACAGCAACTGTATCTCAATTCTAAGTAATATTAACGGGTGTGCCGCCTTAATGGACTAGGCAACGGACTGTAAATCCGTCGACTTCGGTCAAGTAGGTTCGATCCCTACCACACCCACAAAAATGGATTGGAGTGAAGTATTAAAGAATATGGCGATTCGCCATTGGAAAATGAAATTTAGGTATATTCTTTATAAATTAAAATTATGTGGTAAACTTAGCTAAACTATATGTCTTATCCATACACCTTAGACCCTTATGTAAAATATCTTTCTCCCCAAGAGAAAATGTTAAAATTAAAATTTTTACTTTACAAGTTGAAACTGTTTAACCCTTATAAATAAATTACATGACTGACCATCACAGGATGATGAGGTTTAGGTATATACTATATAAATTGAAGTTGTTTTATAGGTTGTGATAAATTATTGAGGTATAATCTTCTTATGAATACTAACTCAGCAGGATTAGAGCACCAGCGGCGTTAACCAAGGCACGCAAACAGATGAGCAGCAAGGAAGAGAAGAATGCCGCCGCCCGTGAGTACCACCAGAAACGGATGAAAGATCCAGAGTATGTGAAGAAGCGCCGCGAGCAGGGCAAGGTGAACCAGACGAAATTCCGGCAAACGGAAGCGTGGCAAAAGCAAATCTGGGGATCCAACAAGAGCAGCAAAATTTACTTTATACAGGCAAAGTCAGGTCCGATCAAGATTGGTCTAACTCGGAAGCGAGCAGAGACACGATTAAATCCATGAGGGACAACCCTTTTGGATTTACATCTGGTCAATATGTAGGTATGCCGATTACAACGCCGATACCTAAACCACATGTGTGCCAAGGATCTCTTCCGGATTACCTTGGCAATACATATTGCGTTATTTGCTGTAGTCTCATGTCTGGTGCCACGTATACGATGGGCACATATACGCTTCCAGTAACCATCCAATCATCCCCAGATGTACAATCTATATCGGAAGATATCGATATTTCCGGTTTTCTTCCGGACGATTCTTCTATATAGGAATAAACATGAAACAACGTAAGGCTAAGTATTACGTATTCGAGGGTGTTGAAGGATGCGGTAAAACAACTCATTGTAAAAAGCTTGCGGAGCATTTAAGGGCAAAAGGTTTTCGTGTCTTAGAAACTAAAGAACCAGGTTCGCCGCTTGCTCCATTGACAATGGAACTACGTGCGGTTATGCTTGATGCTAAGTACGAATCACAAATGACTGTAGTTGCTCGTGAATTTGTTAGTCAAGCAATTCGATCGATTCATATCGAAAAGGTTATTATTCCAGCTCTTCAAGAGTATGATTTTATTATTCAAGATCGCGGAATTTTATCAGGTCTTTCCTATGGTCATGTATGTGGCAATCCACATTTGCTTTTAGCCCAATTGGCATATGAAGTTTGTCGTGGCACTGGTTGCGATTGGTCTGAACTTTATGACAAGGTTATTTATCTTAAGAGTGATCCTTCAAAAAGTTTAGCAGTTGCTCAACAGGCTAAACAAGAGTTTACGCAGGGTGACGCTATTGAAGCCAAAGGCAATGAGTTTATGGTTAAGGTGGCTAAGGACATGGATGGCATGGTTAATGCATTCTCTCATTGTATAATTGATGTAGAAGGCAAAACCGTTGATGAGAATTTTAATGAGATTCTCCGGAACCTTAACTTAGGAGAAAATTTTGAGTAAATCAAAGACGCCGAAGTCCGTTAAAGACGAGACAGAAAGTGAAGACAAGAAGCACCAAATCATCGTAGATTTTTCAGATCTATTTGAAGAGCTCTCCCGTGCTCCTAAAATGGATGAATTATGCGAGCGTGGTCACACGAAAGATTCTGTTAAGCATCACTTTTCTTCGCTAGGAAAATTAGAAGAAGAAGCCCGCGAAGAATTTCCGAAAAAGTTTTTTGATGTTGAGATTGTTGATTTAATGGATGAAAGTGATTTAAGTGATAAACTTCATAAGGTAGTAAAACAGCACAAAAAGTTTATTATCACTACTGCAGTTACTGGATGTGCTGTACATTCTGGTTTTCATGCTAGTTTAAAAAGTTTCTGCAAACAGAACAAAGCAGCAATGCTTGTCTTAGTTGCCTCTGATCCTGCTCATAATAAAACTTATAATCGAGGTGGATATGGCACAATTGATCAGCGATTAGCTAAGGATTGTTTAGTTGTTGAGGATACTCACCTTAATTCTAATTTCTTCATTAGTACCATTAAGCTCTCTGCAAAGCAAATCAATCCGACTACTGGTCTTGGTGATATTGGTCAGCGTGAAGGTAGCTTTGTGTTCGCATCTCCTAAACAGAGTATGACTCTTGAGTCAACGTCTAATGAGAAGTTGCCACATGTCATGATGACTACAGGTGCCATTACAGTACCTAATTATGTGACATCAAATTACATGTCTGAGAGAACAGCTTATATCGCCGACAAGCATCATGTGATGGGTGCAATTTTTGTAAACATTATTGATGATGCTTTATATGGTTACACACAGATTCAAATGTTAAATGCAGAAGGTAGTTTTGTTCACTTTGGTAAGCGCTATCATCCAGATGGCAGGATTGTAGACGAAGCTCCTGAAGTCTTGGTGTGTGGTGATTGGCATTCAGGTGAAACCGATCCTATGGTTTATAAGTGTACAGGAGAGATGCTAGGTTTCTTTAAACCTAAGAAAGTTGCTCTTCACGATACCTTTAACGGTAAGTCTATTAACCATCACGAAGAGCATAATATTGTCGTTAAGACAATGCATTTTATGAATGGTGTTCCGTCTCTAGAGCAGGAATTTGTTGGACTTCGTGACGATTTAACTTGGTTCTCAAAACAAGTTGATGAAGTAGTTGTCATCAAGTCTAATCATGATGAGTTTTTGTCAAAAGATTACTTACGGTATGCTAAGTATGCTCACGATCCCCAAAATCATTATTTCTCTCTAGATCTCGCTAAGGCAATGTTAGATGGAAAAGATCCAATTAAGACTGGTGCTGAAAAAGTTGGTCTTAAGGCCGAAAATATTCGTTGGCTACAACGAGATGAAGATTTTAAAGTAGCAGGTATTCAATTAGGAGCTCATGGCGATATTGGCCCTGCAGGTTCTAAGGGTAATATCAAGAATATGCGTAAGTCATATGGCTTATCTGTCACCGGTCATAGTCATTGTCCGGGTATTTGGCATGGGGCATTTGCAGTAGGGACTTCTTCTTTCCTTAAACTTGGTTATAACCAAGGTCCGAGCAATTGGATGCAAACTCACTGTGTTGTTTATAGCGATGGTTCACGTCAATTAGTGAATATGATTGATGGGCGCTGGAAATTGTAATGAAATATAAGCATGTACGCATGTATATGGCGCCTTTTATTGTATTCCGACGATTAGGACTGATTTCCAATCCTGTTCTTGGTGAATTCATTGTGCTATTTCATAAAATGACTCACAATGTCAAGATGAAGAAAAGAAAGTGATCCGAAAGCATTTTCGGATTAACTTCACAAGTGGTACTATAGCTCCTGGGTGTTTAACAGGAGCTATACATGCGTACAGCAAATCTTATTTCAGAGACTCTTCGCCAATCTGAGAGTGGTCTTACGTGGGAAGAGAAAATTACTAACAACACTGGTACCTTAGAGCTGACAAAGGCTTCAACTTTTCGCGTAAGGGCTACTGGTGCTACTACAGTAACAATTGATGGTGTTCTTGCTGCGACTATGTCTGCTGGCGAGATTATTGTCTTTAACACTGGCGACGGCAATCCTGATGATACAAAATCCACTGTGACAGTGGTTATTGCTGCTATTGCTGCTTTCGTTCAAGTTGCTCGTGAACAGAAGCGTCCTAAACTACAACCATAAAGGTGACCTATGGAACTTGACTCTTTCAAGGCCATCCTTTTACGAAAAGCGGATGGCAATACTAGTCTTCTTCAACTGTTAGCTAATATCGAAGAAGATTCTTTTGTTAATTCAGTTGTTGATGCTCTTGAGAAGATGGCTAAGCCTACTCATCTTACTGGCATTAATGCTAATGCTCCATTAACTAGCTTTGGTGCTAACTTAGATCGAACTGATACAACTCAACTTCGTGATGCACTTAGCCATCACTTATCACATTATAAGGCGGCTTTAAAGGCGCATCATGCTGCAACCGATGAGAAGCAAAAAAGCCATCTTCGCCAAGTTGCAGATCAGCATCTTGAACATGCTATTCCTTTAATGCACTTGACGGCTCGAGCATCAGCTCACTCCCAAGGTAAACTTGGTATTGATTACCCACCTCTAGCACCGTGGGAAACTAACTATACTACTCTAGAAAGAGTTCCTAGTGGACGGTTTAAGCGAGATGCTAAGTTACTACGCGCCCGTCCTTCTAAGGGTGCTAAGCGTGATCATGATTTATCAACTTCTATTCCTGATTATCACTATTTAGAAATGGCTCCACATCCTGGACATGAAGCAGTTGGCAAAATGCCCCACAAAGGCGCATATCCATGGGAAGAAGTTCAGATTGGCTCTCCTGCTGATATTGATGCAAAGAAGGCATATCTACATATCGAAGATGTGCCTAATAAACAAGATTACACCCCACACGAATTCGATATGCATCCTATTCGCGGGGTGGCTGATATTCAAGCGGATCATATGACGCCAGAAGCTATGCAAAACTTTGCAAATGCGCATACTGGCTGGCGTGGTAGTGAACATCACAAAAAATGGATGGAAGGTCAAAAAGCTAAATTTACTGCCGATCCAGAGGGTTATAAGAAGCGTGGCCAAACAAAGGGACCTAATTTTTATGATGGTATTCCGCTCGCCGAATCACCTGGACACACTAAGAAGTATGCAGAAGCAGCTGCCGCAAAAGCTGCCGCTGCCGCGAAAACTACGACTGCTACACCAGTTACGCCAACAAAAACTCAAGCTTCTGCAGCACCAGAGGCTGCTACACAACCTGAAATTAACGTTGACGCTTTGCCTAAATCAATTCGTCACCTTGCACCAGGTGCGCCACCAAAAGGTGTAACTATTAGAAAGCAAGTTCCAGTTACACCTGCGGTAAAACCTGCCGAACCTAAAGCGGCAGTAGCACCTACTGCACCCGTACATCCTCTAGAGTCTGCTTATCAAGCTTTAGCGCATGTACCAGCGCAGCATCACGAAACTATTATGAATGGAATTCCAGGTCTTAGAGAATACGCTGCAACAAAAGGCGGGAAGAAATAATATGTCAACTTGGGAACCTAATACATTAGAAGTTGTAAAAGAATTTTTAGAGAAGGCTAGACGTCGCCTCTCAGACGAGAATCCTGACTATTCGGACCAGGATGAACAAGAAGAAGTTCCCGAAGATCCTGAGTTAAATTTCGATGAAGGTGATGATGCAGACCGATGGTTAGCAGAACATGGCGAAACAGAATCAGCAGATTCAGATGGTGAAACTGAACCTCTTGAAGAAGAGCCAGAAGCTCAATTATTAGGTGAAGAAGAAGGATATGACGGAGCTGATTCTGTTATTGCTCCTGATAAATGGTCACCAAAACGTGGTGAAGGCGTTAGTCCTTCTATTGTGGATAAACCTACAATAGGACGCGAATCTGACGAAAAACAATCGGCTCGGCGACCAATAGTTCGTCGCCAAGGGATAACTCCACCTGCTCCAACTCCACCGCCCCAAGAGTCAGAAGAATCAGTTTCTGGTGACTTGCAACCAACTCCTGAAGAACTTACTCAAATGCGTGAATATACACGTCCATGGGCTTCACGTGCAAGAGATAAAGCTAGATTAGAAGCTGAAGCGCATGTTAATCCTGTCCAACATCATCAAGGACGTTTAATTGAAGCGCGAAACTTGTCACATGCAGATCGTCAAAAAGCATACAATGCTTTTTCTCAATCACCTGATTTTCAGAATGCTGATCCAATTACTCAAATGGAAATGGAGAGTAAATTCCACGATGATTGGAATAAGCAAAACCCTCAGCACTTGATGAATGCATTAAGCTCACATCATGAAGCTCACAAGAAAGGTAGTCAAGCTCTTTCGCGTTTTAACCAAATGAAAGATGAAAAGCTTCGTCACATTGCAAGTGGTGGTGCTCAACCCGGAGCCATGTCTGTTGAAGAAGGTATTCAACATGTCGGTGGCGGTCGTGAAGATGAAGATAGCGCACCAAGCGGTATTCAGCAAGACAAAAGCGCACAGTTTGCTTCTGGACATCAAGAATTCGTTCAAGAGTATATGAAGAATTATAATAAGAAAGGTAAGAAGTTTTCTGAAGCAGCCGATTGGGATGCTCCTGAGCAAGAGACTCGTGCAGATGTTAATACTGTGCTAGGAGATCACCCAACGCTCCAGGATCCTGCTAAGAAGCGCGCAGTTGATCAATTCGTAGCAAGATACCACCCACAAATTGGTAAGGCAGCGCGTCACGTACTCGGTAAACTTGGTCTTAGTGAAAAAGCCAAACGAGGAGAAATTGATGCTGGTGTATTGCATGAAGCCGGTATGCATGCTTTATTCCAAGCTATCAATGACTATGACCATAATCACGCTAGTAAGGCAAAGTTCACAACACATCTTGCGAATAAAATGCGTGGTTTGATGCAAACAGCTTTAAAGGGACAAGACGAAATTCCAACTACGATGCGGGCTGGTGCTAAGCAGTTTGAAGCGCAACGTCGTGCTGAAAATGCTGCACCAATTAAGCATACGAATAAAGAAGGCGTCACCACGATTATTAATCCTGCTGCTAATATTCCTAAAAAGTCAGTGGCAGAAATTGTGCAACAACATCACCCTGATATTCAGGATAGATTTAAGCGTGTTACGGCGGTTCGTGCTCCAATTGTTCGACGTCAAGCAGCTCAACCAGCAGTACCTACGCCAGTCGCAGCACCTAAGCAAACTGGTCCAAAACTAACAAACATTAAGTATTCATCTGGTGGCGAAGGAGACGAATAATGACAATTTCTAAAACAAATCAGGTTCAACCTTTTCCATCATGGGCTATTGATCAAAATGGTGCTAATCGGTACTTGCCTATTCCTACTGCAGCAAAAATGAAGAAGCAGAGTTTGTTCGGTATTCCTTTGACATCTAGGTTGACTGGTGAAACAGTAGAAGATGCTACCTTGGAAACATATATTGCTGAAAGTATTTCTGAAATTGAGCATGAACTTGATCTTTATATCACTCCAACTCAATTTGCTGAACGTCACGATTATAATCGTGAAATGCAATTTTGGAGTTTTGGCTATTTACAACTTCATCATGCACCAATCTTAAATGTAAATAAGTTCCAACTTACTTTTAATAATGGACAAGCAACAAATCCATTAGTTGATATGCCTTTAGAGTTTATTCATGTTCAACCACAAGACGGAACGGTACAGCTTGTTCCTGCTACTGGCGTAAGTATTTCTGGATTTGTCGCTAGCGTGTATAGTGGTTTGGGGTATCATGCCTTTAATAGCCAACAAATTTCTAGTTGGCCAGGTGCTATTCTTGTTGAATATACAGCTGGTTTCCCAGAAGGTCAAGTTCCCGCATTATTAGCTGGACTGATTGAAAACTTAGCAGCATATAGATTTCTGTCAACTTTAGGTCCTGTTTTGTTTCCTTATTCTTCAGTTGGTATTAGTATTGATGGAACATCACAAAGTGTTGGAACAGCTGGACCAGCATTTTTACAGCAACGTTTGTCAGAACTTGAAAAAATTGTTCAATGTCAAAAAGAAGCTGCACGTGGTCATTATCAGAAGAGATTTTTGCTGTCGTACCTGTAAGGAGATAATAAAATGTCAGATGACGCGAATATGAAGAAGAGCGCCTATGGTCCTCCAGGTACTGCAGCCGGTGCACAATATCAAGCTCATGCTAATCAAGAGCGAAAAGCTCGGAACACTGGTGATGTGGTTGAAGTGGGTACTAATAAGAATGTTAAGGCGTATAGTACAAAAGCTGGTCAACTTTCAGCGAAACAGCAAGCTGCTGCTGAGAATACGTTAAAACGCCGAAAAGCGTTAAGTGGTAAAGTGAAAACACTTTCGCCAGAAGAAATTGCGCGTTTAGGAAACAATCCTACTGCAGTTATTAAGGAAGAAATGTTAGATATAACTTCTGATGGTAAGCGAGAAGTCGTACAAGGATCAGAGCCACTAAAGAAGGATCCTAAGGCTCGCTGGAATGCTCTCAAGAAAGCATTAGACCACAATAAGGCATTCATGAGTCTAGAGGAAGCAATGGGTGATGACGAACCTGCACCTGAAGAAGGTAATGTAGCAACGCAAGCTCCACCAGTTGAAGGACAGGAAGTTCCTGGTGAAGCTGAGCAAATGGAAGGTGGCGAGAGTCCACCCGAAGCAGTGTCAGCAGGTTCTGAAGAAGGACAAGAAGAACAGCCCGATCAAGAAAATCCTGAAGAAGGCAACGGAGACTTACCCGTTGATCCTCAGGAACTTATGGAAGCACTTGCTGAAGAAGGATATTCAGAGCAAGAAATTGCATATATCGTTCATGGACATCATGCTCCTGAGATCGACGAGAGTAAGGCTGCGAAGGCCGAAGCAACTCGTGCAATGTCCAATATCGATGTTACGAATGCTCAGAAGTCAGCTGAACTAGAACATTCACATAACGAACAAAGTCTAGCTGCCGAACGTGAACACAAAAAGCGCATGCAAGATCTCGAGTTTGAACAGGCACAAAAGAAACATGCATTGCTTGATCAGGATGCTGCTCACAAGCAGAGAATGGCTGATGTTGAGCACGAACAAGCTCAGCGCAATAATCCTGCTGCTCTCGAGACAGCTCATAAGCAGCGTATGTTAGATCTCGAGTACGAGCGAGCTAAGAAAGAATCTGAGCAATCAGATGGTTCTGAAGGTGATGCTGAAGCTAATCGCGAGTTAAAAATGCTTGAGGTAGAAAAGAAGAAGTTGGAATTAAGGCTACATCAAGAAGAATTAAAGCTTGAACTTGAATTCAAAAAGCGTGAACATGAATTAAAACTTAAGATGATGGAAGCGCAACTGAAAGAACAAGCAAAACACAAAGGTGAGATTTCTGGCATTAAGCATGAACAAAAGCTAAAAGAAGCTAAGAATCCACCTAAGAAGCCACTTAAAAAGAGCGAGGAAGACAATGACGAAGGACGAGATTAATAAAGAATTAGGTGACTTGATTTATCGCTTTAAGGTATTAAAGAAAGCCCTCGCTGACGAAGAAACCTTATCGCCCGCTCAGCGTGCAGCAGCCGATGTTGCTCGAATGTTCAATAAGCCTGTTTCAAAGTTGAATCGTGAACAGGTTTTAGCAAAAGCTAAAGAAGTATTAGAACAGCAACATGCTCAACGTTTAGCTAATCAATTGCAAAAAGGTGGCGCTCTCGGTGTACGTCCTACTCCAGGTCAACCTTCTAATCAAGAAATGGCAGCTGCCGCAAGAAATATGTGGGCACAGCAAAATGGTTTTTCTTCTCAAGAAGATATGAATAAAGCTGAATCAGAGTGGGGTCAAGGAATTAATAATTGGCTCATAGAAGCTACTAAACCTATCAGTCAACGATTCAAGAATGAGCAAGAAGAAAGAGAATACTGGGATAGAATTAAGATTAATGATAGCGGCAGAGGTAACGACGGATACTAAGAAGGAAGGTTTGTTTTGTTTGAGAAACGATTAGCTGCAATACAAGCACAAGCTTTTACAGCGAACGGTGGAGCTAATGGCTCTGTCACGATCGCTGATACAACTCCATTTAGAGTCCAACAACTTGTAGTTATTACTGCAACAGGTCAAGTGAATCTTGAACTCGAAGTTAAAAGAGTTTCAAGTGCTACTGAGTTGATTGTAGGACCTATCCAAGGTAGTCCAAACGCTTTTACTGATCTTTCTGCTTACACTACAGCAGCAACTGCCCAAATTTTTGCTAATGAACAAAGACGACCACTTGTAACAAGTGATGACTTTGAGCGCGCAGTTTATGAAGAAGAGCCATTAGTAGCCAAGCGAACCATTCTTGTCGATGAGAAAGGCAACAAGATTAATGCCGCAAATCCACTTCCTACTAGTGCAACACTTACTGTTCCGCCTATTACAGTTGATACAGTGGGTCAGGGAGCAGCAAATACCAATGCTAATGCTTGGCCTGTTAAAGTCTCAGATGGTACTGATACAGTTGGAATCTCTACTGTGGCCGGAACTAAGGCCCTAAAAGTAGATGTACTACAAACTGGATTTGTGGCTAGATCAGTAGTGTATACATATACGCTTGGTAACGTTACAAAAATTGAAACAACTATTGGGACAAAGAAGCGTGTTGAAGATTTTACATATGACGGTAATGGCAACTTGACTAATCTCGCTGTTACAATCGTAGATGTCTAACTTGGTAACCGTTATAATTATCAAGTTACAACTTTTAGGAGTGATATATATGGCTATTGCCGACGATTTCAGCGTTAGCGCATCAGGCGCAATTCGATATGTAGGATCAGGAGCGACTTACACAGTCATTGCATTTCACCGTTGGCTTGGCGACTTGATGGATGATGCCCAAGCTGCCGGCAACGACATTCTAGATATTACAGATGTTGACGCTTCACAGCGCGCAACGGACAACCTTGTGACGCTCGTAAACGGCTATAACATTGATGACTATACAGCTCGATTCTTGTACGATGGTTCGATCGTACAGTCGAACGGCGATACTATCTATGACGGTATCGTATGTTTCGCTCCCGCTGGTACTTATCTTCAAGTTATTCAGAACGGTGCAGCCATCTCTCCTAACTTCTGGACTACTGCATACAATGCAGATGCAACACAAGGTATTAGCCATCGTTTTATGGTAAAAGTACGTTCTGGTGCAGCAGATATTGATGGTCGTCGACTTATTGGCCAAACCCGCGAAATGGGTAAAACGTTCTCTGAATTCAAGATCAACGGTACTTCGCGCGGTAACAACGTTTTCGCTTTACAATACTCAGATGACCTTAACAATGCTACTGCTGCGGCCACTATCAAGACTTGGACAACTATTAGCAATACTGAAGGATATCGTTCTCTAGATGTTGATAACAATACGGTGGTTGAACGATATTACTCTGAATGGAATAGAGCTACATTTACAATCAACCAACTCTTTGAACGTGCTAAGTACTTATCACGTCGCGCAACAGTAGAATCTTCATGCGCCGATGTTGGAACCAACTTTAACCTTGGTAACGGTACGATCACTGGTCAAGCACAGTCATTTGCTAACGGAACAAATGCACAATATCTTACTCGCGCATTCTTTGATTTAAAGATTGGTGCTGGAGCGCCTTCTGTGGCAGGTAACGTAGTTGCTAAACTTTACGCTCACTCTGGTACATTTGGTACTTCATCAGTCCCAACAGGTGCTGCGCTCGCTACTTCTGCTAACGTTTCAATTGCATCTATTACTGGTGCGTATCAAACAGTTGAATTCACTTTCTCAACCCCGTATGAAATGGTAGCTTCGACGAACTATACTATCTCTGTCGAATATACTGGTGATGCTTCAAACTATCTACATGTTCGTGGTCTTGCGACATCAGGTACTCACGCAGGTAACCGTTCACAGAACACCGGTACGTGGGCAGCAACTGCAACTGACGATTTGACATTCTCAGTACATGCTAGCCACAAACTCTATACTGTTCCTGGTGAACTCTTCCGTGGTATCACGCACGAACTTACAATGACAACCCCTCGAGCAGGTTCGTTCAGTGCAGTTGAACGTCTTTCTTGGGCCGGCGGAACAGGCATCCTTCTAGCCGTTGACTCAGTTGCTGCATCTACAAAGATGTGGATTCAACTTCTTACAGGCACAGCACCTGGTACTGGTGTTACTATTACTGGTGTTACTTCTGCAGCGACCGGTACAACTTCTGGCACTGCTACAGAGCGAAGCCTCTCATATCCATTCCTTGGTGCTTCGACTGGTTCTGCTCTCATCGGTGCTTATGGTATTGGTGTTGAAACAGCTGACCTATCAGCAAGTGATAAACTCTTTGACCTCACTAATACTCAACGAGTTCCTCCTAACAACGTTACATTTACACTCGGTGGCTTGGTCTCTACTGAAGACCGCGTTCTTGTCGGTCCAGAATCTGGTGGTACACTACAACTCAATCAGTTCACGCTTAACGGCACACTTTCAGGTGCTGCAGTAACTTCAGTTGTGGTAAATACCGCGATTCCAACTGATACGCCCGCTACTGGAACAATTCGTATTCTATTAGACACGGGTGTTTATCGTCGAGTAGCTTACACAAGCTTTACTGGATCAACATTCACTATTGGCGCAACAGACTTCTCTGGTGTTAATCAGGCAACTACTGGCAATAATACGTTTATCAGTTATATTGATAAGCTTGCTGGTGCAGCTTCAGAAGCCTTCACGGTTGTTTACTTGGCCGATCGCTCGCTCTTCGTTCGAGTTCGTGACGGTGGCGGTACGCCGATCAAGACCTTCGAGACGACTGCGACCCTTGGTTCAGCAGGCGGCGGCGCAACAGCGATTCGCACAACCGACGCATAAGGAGAGAAGAGCTTATGCCGGCGATTCGAGACTTCAGTCAGGGGTATCACGCTACGACGACATTTAAGCATGTCGAAGCGCCGACCCCTGTTTATGTAGCAGGCGATTTACTACTTGCCATCATTTCGATGGATGACTCTGCAACAGCTGCAGCTCAAAACGTCATTGGTGGTATGCCTGCGCAATATGCACGTCTTGATGTCCTCGGTGCCTTTACAAACTATGACACAGCCGCGAACGACGCGACAGCTGCAGACTTCTTTCCTGTTGCCGCGGCACCCACAGTCAATGACGCTTTTTACGTAGGTTCTGCTACAACATTTAGCGAAGTTGATTTTTTGTTTAGTACTGCTGGCGTAGGAACTTGGACCAATACATGGGAATACTGGAATGGCGCGGCATGGGTCACTGTTAATACACCTTCAGACGGTACGACAAGTTTTAAGGCAGCTACAACTGTACATGCTCGCGTAACTCACGTTCCGCAGACAAACTGGGCTACAACAACTGTAAACGGTGTTAGTGCCTATTGGCTCCGTAGCCGTGTCAGTGCTTTCACAAGCATCACTACTCGTCCAGTCTGTACGCAACTTTGGGTTATCCCAGTTGAAACAAGCGGTTCATCTGGTTGGAAACAGTTGTTTGCTTACTACGCTGGTACAACGCCTGCGCCACTAACAGTGGTTTGGAAAATTGCTTCAGCATCTGAGCCAGTCGCTACAACATTCTTCTACAACACTACCGCTGAAACTGCTGACGTAGAACTCATTTCTATCCGGGATGTTGCTCAAGTTCATGATACAGGTTCAGCTGCACTAACTATTAACGTCAATGCAACCAATAGAACCTTTATTCGCACAACTGGCTCATTTGCCACTGATGGTTTTGAAGTTAACGACACCATTGACATGACTGGTTTTACAAACGCTGGTAACAATACTACTAAGATTATTCAGAGCATCACTACGACAACCAACGCCAACGATACAATCACGGTGACTTCTGGAACAGGTTTAGTGACAGAAACAGGAACTAACAACGAGCGTATTGTTTCGACACCTTTTAACTCAACGAAGTTTGCAAATGCAAATAACAATACTTCAAAGCAGAACCTACCCACATTAACAACTAATAGAAATAATTGTTTACTAATTTGGGCAGCAGCGCCTGACGGTGCTTCTGTTCCATCAATCATTGAGGGTCCTTGTCAACTTATTGCTGGTAAGGATGGTGCGGCTCATGCAGATGGTTGTGCTTGGGGATTTCAAGCAGTAGCTGGAGTAACACCAACTGTCACCATGTCCCAGATGTCTGCGCTTGTTGCTACACAAGCAGTCATTGCCATTAACCCTCCTGCAACTGGTGCAACCATTATTCCTGGATATTGTTCGGCTGATGCTTCTGTTTATGTTTCGCCTTTTACAGGCGCTGCATTTAACAGCGACTCTGTTCCTGCTGCTACTATTACTACACCGTTCACTGGAACAATTAATGGGCGTCCGTTGGCAAACGGTGGCGCTACTGTGACCCGCGCAGACTCTGGTATTAACTCATACCATGCTATGAATAACTTTACCGGCGTGACGACAAACGGTTCATTCGCAGGAACACGTACTACTCTTGTTGCACGTACTACTCTTGCATCAAAGAATATCCTTTTTCACATTCAACCTTATTTACCCGTCGACATTCAAACGACAGACTCTGCGGCGCTCACTGGTGCTTGCGGTGTTGCTATCGGTCTAGCATCAACTACAAGCAACTTTAAAGTATGGCATGTTGCCGGTGCCGGAACTTCATGGGGCGTTCAGCGTCACCAACCGGTTGTTATTAATACTGATGCAACCGCTGGTTTATTACAAACTACGGGAACTTTAAATACGGCTTCTATTACTGAAATTGGACTAATGGTTAGCTCCAAAATCGTCGCGGCTAACTGGTTAGCGGGAAGTGTTTGGGCACTTGATACTTGCACTATTGCGGGTGGCAATGCTGCCAATCCATTGAGTATGAACCAAATCGTTGCTTCTTATGCTGATGGACATGAGCGACGTTCAGCTATTCGCCAAGGTGCCAACCAAGCACTATTCCTTGGTCCTGTACAGATCGGTGACGGTGGTACCAACCCAGTCTATCTCTCGCTCGATGCTACTGCCGCTGAGTTTCCTCGGCAATACAACAAGACATTAAAAGAAGTTTACTACAATAGTGTTGATAACTATGCTGGTCTGATTTACTATCCTGGTGCTTCAGACACTATCATTCACAAGAATAGCATTATCAGCTCTCCAAGCCGCTATAAGTGGGGCTTACATGCAAGTGCTAGTGCGTCTGCTACATACAACTTTTCAGGATTGTCAGTTATTGGCGCAGGAACAATCACGCTTAATAAGGCAATTACAGTAACCGGCCTTACAATCAACGATTATTCAACTATTGATGCTTCAAGTTTGACTTTACTTTCAAGTACTATCAAGGCAGTACCAACGACTAATGATTCTGTTACAACTAACAGTACATCTACTTTTACTAGTTGTTTGCTAGATGTTTCAGCAGTTGCATCAGGCAATCGATGGCTTTCTACTGCAACACCAGATAAGTTTTCTTTGTGCACTTTTACTGGTGGCGGCGGTCATGCTCTACGTTTAACCGCGACAGGAAGCTTCACTCTCAACGGAAATACTTGGACAAGCTTTGGAGCTGATGGAACAAACAGTGCGGCAATCTTTAATGATTCTGGTGGTGCAGTAACGCTTACTATTACCAATGGCACTGCACCAACTATTCGAAATGGTACTGGTGCTTCAACAACATTAATTATTGCGCCGGTCACTACGCAAGTCACTGCAATCGATGCGACTTCAGGTAGCGTGATTTCTGGAGCACGCGTACTAGTTACCGCTGCAGATGCTACTGGACCGTTACCATATCAGAAATCAACTACTATTACTCGCACTGGTTCAACTGCGACAGCAACATGTACAGCTCACGGTTTAACTACAGGTTCGAAAGCATTAATTAAGGGAGCCAATCAAGCTGAATATAATGGTCTTCACATTATTACTAGTACCGGCGCTAATACGTTCACGTTCAAAGTAAGCGGTACACCTACAACACCTGCTACAGGAACTATCCTTACGACAGGCGTCCTAATTGCTGGAAAGACAAACGGCAGCGGAGTCATTTCTGATATTCGTTCATTAGCATCAAGCCAAAACGTTACTGGCAGAGCTCGTTATGGCACCGACACTGCTTCGCCAGGTGGCTTAGGTTTCAATGCAATTGGCGATGCTCTTAAAACTGTTGATTTGACCATTGTTCCTGATCTTAATTTCTTTAGTACGACCTTTTGGCTTAAACGTCCTACTGGTGTAACTGATTCAATTCCATTTGAAGCAGAAGCAAACGGATCTAACTTCATTGTCTATTTAAATGGTGGTGTATTAACACTTACAAACGGATATGGATTTGCTACTATAGCTACTGGTCCTACCTTAACTGTCGAAACTTGGTATTTCGTTGGTGTTGTTCGCAACGGAACATCACTAGCTTTGTATGTAGGTACAGAAGGTGCGGCAGTTACTAAGTACACAGGAACGGAAGCTCTCTTAGGTACCACTCAGCGAATTCTTCACTACGGAACATCAGGAAACTTGTATCTGGGTGCAGCAATCGTTTCACACGCTAGAGTTTGGGATGCTATACTTTCAGATGCAGAAATCGAAGCAGAACGCACTAACTTCGATCCTGTTCGTACCGCTGGTCTAAAGGCAGAGTGGCCGCTTAATGATACTGTTAATCCTTATGTTGACATTTCAGGTAACGAAAACACTTTAGTAAATGGTGGAAGCGGGACCTGGACATCACACACTGGCCCTTCTTTCCCTGCAAAGACAAAGTACAGAACAGCAGGTATTTCTGGTACAGTATCTAGTACAACTGGATTATCGACTACCTTACAACTTATCCCGGACCAATAAATGGACGAACTAAATCGCCGTAACACCGAAACTGTCAGACAGACATTAAAGGGCATGTCAGATCAGGTCTTTGCTCAACAGGTCAAAATTGATGGCCTTAACTCTACGATTACAACACTTAATAGTAGAATAGATAATCTAGAGAGAACGGTGAATCTATTACGCGCTATGCTTATGGGATCTGGACCTACGTCGCGCTAACGAGGTTGTAAATGGCGATAACAATTGACTGGGGTACACGGATAATCAACATTCCTAAGGCTGACCTCGCTGTGGTTCAGCTAGTACCTACTGAGATTCGCTCGCTGGATATTAACGCTTTCCGACTTATTCTTAAAGATCTTGAAGACTCAGAAGACGGTATGCTGTATCCAGCCACTCACAGCCACAATCCTCCTGTATCAGTAGGTGGTACTACGCTTGCCAGAGTGATTGAGATCATTAACGGATATACGATTCTATTTGAGGACGGTCAGTATGCTGTTAACTTAGTTGGTGCTAACTCCAATATCGCTGATGTTTCTATTGTAAATCAGGTTTCTATTCGCTCTCAGAACTCAGCAGGCCTTATTCAGGCTCAGGAAATCCAGGATGCTATCGTAGCTCAGTCTTCGATTGTTGATAAGATCTATCGGCTTGTTAAACTCATTTTTGCACGAATGTAACCCGTGATAAAATAATTAAAAGGACTTAATTATGGCTCTATCAACAAAAGCACGTAAACGTTTAGAAGCAGCACTATCACGAAAGGCAGAAGCAACTGAAATTGCAGATGCAATTGACTCAGTTTTAGATACTAATGTCAATACTGCACTCACATTGAATGTTTCTGTAACAGGATCAGATTCTGGTGATGGTTCTGTAACAAAACCGTTTAGGTCTATTCAAGCTGCGATTGACTCATTGGCTCGTAAGGTCAATAGAAATGCTGCAATCATTCAGGTTGGTGCTGGTTCTTTTAACGCTTTTTCTATTAACGGTGGAGCATTTACACCTGTTTCTCCGTCCACGGTATCGACCCCAACTCAAGGTTCGCTTACTATTGCTGGCACTTGGATAGCGCCAGTACTAACATCGGGGACGACATCTGGGACTGCTACAGGCAGTCTGGTTGATTTAGCTGCTGTCTTAACAGACGCAGGGCAGTCTTGGACAGTTAATGAACTTCGTGGACGCTTTGTTTTAGTTAGCTCTATTTATTACCCGATCATCTCAAATACAGCTACAACGATCACGGCTGCGTCAAATAGCGCACTTTCCGGAGCATATTCAATCTGGGAAGTCGGAACTGTAATTAATACTGGTAGTGTGATGTTAACCTCCTCAGGATCTGGTGTAGCACGAATAGCAATTTCCGACCTTATAACTCCTAACTCCAATGATATAACTATATCGACAATGGTGGCTGATTCTACTGGATTAGCCAGCGGTAATTCTGCAGTTACTATTCGTAACGCTACTGTTACACTGGCAAACGTAAGTCTATTGCGTACATCTGGAACTAACACGGCGGGAGTTTCCTGTACTTCTGGATCTACTCTAACTCTCTCTAAATGTTACGTCTCTTTTAACGATACCACTGGCAATGGCATAACGTCTGCAACCGCTTTACGTAATTTCACGCTCTTCAATTCTTATTTTCGAAATGGCGCTACTGCGATAAGTACTGGCACAGGTCCTTCTCTATATTCAATCGGAACATCTACTTTTGAAGGTCAGACTACCGGTTTGAGTCTCAATGCTGGATCTCAGGCTCTTATAACATCTGGCATGCGATTTATAAACACAACAACGGCGATTTCTGTAGGATCAACCAACGCTAGTGCAACACTCTCTTCAGCATCTGCCACTACTATGTTCTTTAATGGCTGTACCACTATCTTAAGTGCTCAAAATCATGCTATATGCGCGCTAGCAACTTGCTCTGGTTCGGGCAATACTAACGGCATAGTTGCTGTAAAAGGTGCTCGTGTTCAAATCTCGAATACAGCTACTCTAAGCGTATCAGGCAACGAACTTTCCGTTGACGGTACAACTGGAACCTTAGTGACTCTCAGAGGTAACTCTCCAAGAGTTTTCCCGTTGGTACCTAATCCATACGGCACTTACATTTACGAGTAATTTCAACTCTAATCCTGTGGTATTATTGCTGTAGATGGTTCCCCGGATTCTCCGGTGGTTCCTATACACAAAGGATGTGATATATGGCTCTATCAACAAAAGCACGTAAACGTTTAGAAGCAGCGCTCGCTAAGCGCTCTGAAGCAACTGAAATTTCAGATGCGATTGACAATCTTTCACTTTATATTCCTCTTTCAGTTGCAGATCCTGGAACGGGCGCAGCAATTCCTGTAACGACAAGTGCTACAATTAACATTACCTCTGCAGGCGCTGAAACTAACACGCTTGCCATTCCTACCTTCTTAGGCCAAGTTCTTATCTTGAATATGAACGTCTTCGGTGGTAACCGAGTAATTACTTCAGCGCAGGGTATTAATCAGGCAGGTAACACCACGATGACATTTGGTGCTGCGCGCGATAGCATTATGCTTCGTTCAGTTCTAGTTGGTGGTGCTCTTCGTTGGCAGGTAGTTGCGAACGATGGCGTTGCACTAGCATAATAAATCAGTAGCTTAGAAACTATAAAAGGTCGGGACGCAAGTCCCGACCTTTTTATTTACGAAATTTAAATTTTACTCGACTAAAATGCCCTCTAAGACAAATAAGTCATTAGCTGATAATTCTACTTTGTCTCCAAGTTCAATGACATTTAAGGTTGGTATGCTTACTTCTGTTTCGCCAAGTTCATTGAGTTCTGAAACAAAAAGTTGCATTTGCTCAGGGTCAAATTCAACTGCTCCATCTGGCTTAGTAAGTAATTTCCCTTCGGGGTCTTTCTTGCCAAATTTGACTAGTGCTTCTTGACGGCACTGTTCAAACTTCTTAAGTTCTTCTTCAACTCGAGATTGAATGCCTTTAAGCTTAAAGGCTACCCGCAGGGGTACGGATGCTGCTCCGAGCCGCTGAAGCGCTGTATGTAACCGTGCATCTGTAAGTCTTACAAGTTTCATTTGTTTTTCCTTTATTACTTTTAAAAAGTTAGACAATCGTCCAACAAAATTATACCCGCAAACCTGATACTATTACCTTAGTCATCCTGTAAGCGTGCTCTATGTTACGACAACTTCTAAAAGAACTTCAAAAGCTAGTTCAAACCTTTAATATGTACGGAGTTCCTCTTCCAATGGTTAGAGATCCTAAGACAGGAAGAGGTTCCGTTTCTCTTACATTAGTGTTCATCTCTTCAATCTTAGTCATCTTAGGCTTGGTTGGTAAGTGGAGTGGACATATGGGAGTTGTAGATATTAGTAACGCCCTAGAGTTCTTTTACGCTTCGTCATTCTTGTATTTTGGTCGTAATTGGCGTACTGGTGCAACAGTATCTGAGGAAACTTCAAAAACTCTTCCATCTAAAGACAAGGAAGACAAACCTCCTCAGAAATAAGGACTATTACCATGGCGAACGACAAAATCGACAATGTTGTCGAGAAACTTGATTCTATGTCAGACAAAGTGTCTGATATTAATACTAAATTAGAGGTTCATATCTCTAAGTTTAATATGCACATTGATCAAGAACAAGAGCGAAATGAAATCTTAAAGCGAAATACAGATATTCTAGATATTAATACAGCTTCTTTAAAAGATCACATGGAAAGAACTGATCTACTTGAGAGCTATGTTAAACGACTTGATCAGCGCATTGCACCAGTGGAATTAGAACTACTACGTTCGACAGCGGTCGCCGATTGGTGGAAAGCTCGCGTAGTTTTCTTAGCAAAATTAGGCGGTGCTATTGCAGCAATCGGTACTCTAGCCGGTATGATTAAATGGTTACTCAACGCGCTCTAAGTTATCGCTAAAGCGCACAAAAGCCTGATAACTAGTATCACTATTAATTAGTTTTAATTTGCTCAACATAGTAAAAAAGTGAATAAGATCGACTTCACTAATTAATACCCCCGAGGGGGTTTTAAGTCTTTTCTTAAAAAGATCCATGTCTATCTATAAAAGCATTTTGTTCACTATAGCGTAATTCTATTGACCATCTACTCTTGTCTAGCGCAAATAGTTTAAGAATCTTTAATGTAAAGAAAAACCGCTCTAAGGCAATTCTATGATTTAAGCTATAAAACAATCTATCAAATGTTTTTTGCTTGGTCACGAGTACTCACTATCATATGATAAAAGTCACCAATTTGATTTAAAGATACTTTTAAGTCCAACATAGACGTACATTCCTCAAAGTCTTTATATTTTTCTTTGAAATAAATATCCTTAATTCCTGCTTGCCACATCAAGCGCAAACAAAGCTTGCATGGAGACAAAGTTGTATACAGAATACTATCATCCACTTTGGTGCCTTGTCTCCCAGCGTGGCAAAGTGCATTCATTTCTGCGTGGACCATATAATCATACTTTTCAGGTCTACTCGTAGGCAAGATAATATCAGGAGCATGCCGCACAAAACCGTTGTAACCTTCTGCTAAGACCGCTCCCGTTTTAGCATCTAACACGATCGCTCCAACTTTAGTGTGGATGTCATGTGATGCGGCTGCAACAGCCGTAGCCTTAGCGTGAAGATAATTTAATTTGCGTTCAGTAATCTTAAATAGATCTTTAGTTGTATAAGTTTTTATAGCGCGAAGATGTTCATAAAATTCATTTAATGGTAAGTCGTTTTTCATCATGTTGCATGTTGAGCAACATGCAACAACATTATAGAGTTCGTATCCAATATTTGAGTCAACTCTGTCTATGCCGTTGTAAGTAAAAGATCCATTAATATTATTTTTAAGATTACTATTTAATTTACCACAATATGAGCATTCTTGTTGTAATAGTGTTGTGAATTCCGACTTAGTTAAAGAAAAAGAAAGAGATCTTTTTTTGGCTCCAAATTTATAAGAATTGTGAATTTGGTTAATCGCCTTTACTGCCGCAGAAACACGATGTTTAGATGGTTTTCCAGTTAAATTCTTGACTAAGGCCTTTTGTTGAATGCAACCGCAACTTTTGCTTTTGCCACTCAATAAATTATGTGTTTTAACTTTTTTAGTTTTACCGCAAGTGCATTGGCAAGAAACTTTATAAAACTTTCCATCTAAAAATGGTAAACTAGTAACCGTCCAATTAGAATAGGTATTATTTATTTTGATTTCTTGATGCCTACTTTTCATTAGTCAAGTACCTCATCAGCGAAATGTGGTCGTGTTGTAAAGAAGCAATATGGTCCCATATAATTTGACTGGAATGTGTGAGGATATCCAGTTGGATTATTAACATCTACACATTTTAGAGTGTGGGTATTTTGGTTATAACCCCATGAATTAGTATTCGTTGTTACAGATTGAACAACAAGGGGTTCTTTACGAATATTACTAAGACCATTGCCCCACCAAAGTGTATCACCTGGCTTAAGACTTTTCATCCAAGTCACAACACTTAATTCATTGCTAGTATCAAGTTTAAGAGCAAGCTTTGCATTCATGCGCTTAACACGTTCCTTCTTCTTCTTAAGTGTTTCATAACGAGTTTGGGTATCGAATTCATCATCCTCGCCTGATAAAAGCATATGATCAGCGTATTCTGGATCTAAAGAAAACCTGGTTTGGTCAGGATCAAAAGTGGTAACACACATCGGATGATCAACAAATTTGCGTCCATTTACACTTAAACGACGAATATAACCAATTCCAAGTTCATTTTCAAATATATAAACATATTTGTTATTTAATCCACAAGAAGCAGTCATTGGCTTCCATTCGTATTCATCATGCGAACCATGTTTTCGATACTTCTCTTCGCGAATCAAAACATCGCCAATAGTAAATTTATAAAATGAAAGATTTCGAAGGTGTTTAAGCGTTCGATCAGTATGCATATCGCGTTCCATTATGTCGCGATCAGTTTGCGTAATTTCGTATTTCATGAAAAGGTAGTATCCTCGTTATCTTCTTCATCCTCAAACAGAGGGAGTCCTGAATGTTTCCTATCTAGTAGATCAGCGACACTGCTACTGTGGCGAATGTTTTCTACTGGATGTCCAGCTTCATCTTGACTTTGATATTTCTTAATCGTCACTGTTTGCTTAACTAAGCCTCTAACAGGACACATGAATTCAATCTCTGTTTCGTAAGTCTTTTCTAGAACTGGGCCTTTTTCTGTTTTTTGGGTTGGTTTCTTTGTCATTGCCACTCAGCTTTAAGCAACTGCCCCACAGCAATGATATAAGCTGCAATTGGGGCAGGTGCATTATTTTGTGAAATAAACCTGCTCCAATCATTATACAATCCATGAACAAGAATGGTTGTGTAAGTGTTGATAGGTGTTAGGATTTGTGACATAAAGCGATCACAGCCATCAGCTTGATAAGCCTTATGGTTCATCAATAATGCAGATGATGTCCGCTTCATGTCTTCTGAGATATCAATGCCAACCTGAAAATCACCACTACCAATCTCACCTGCATTAGGGCAATAACACTCTAGTTCATCTGAGCCGATATTTGGTAAATTAGTAATTCGTAGATTGAATTGTGAGAGATTCAGTTGAATAAACAGCGGACATTTCATCATCACTGTTAGTGAAGAATTCTCACAAAGAAACTTGCCATCGAGTCGTTTATAGAACTCAACGGCAAGTTCATTTAACTTCGTGCTATTACAACTAGTATCGTATGTAGCTACAAATCCTTTATCTAGAACAGGTACTTTATTTAACAGTATTGTCATTAACAACTATTCCTTTTAGTCTAAATGCCTTGCAGAACACAGTCCTAACCTAGATAAGATTGTTAAAAACCCTATAAAAGAAATTTGTGCATCGCCGCCCGAAGGCCACATAGCGCGCAATCTTCGAAAGCTCGCATATTGAAAGCCTCCAAAGGGAAATACGATATGACGATTATAGGTATTTGTACTCATCGTAAACTAAATTCCGCGCGCACCAATTTGTATCAATGCTAATTAAATGTAGTATACGTAGCATCCATAAGAAAAGTACAGTTGTCTGTAACATTGTTATTTTAGATGCCGTTAGTCGAGACTTAATGGCTAAGTGAGTGAGTAGCATTTTACTTAATGTTAATTTTTATATTCTTTATCTTTAAACTGCTATTGTTAGGTAAAATTTTCTTACTCGTACTTCTGGATTAACACTATCCTATTTAGGCATTAGCTAAACCATTTAGCCGCATTACTTGCCGCATCCAATGCCCATGAGTTTGTACATGGTTTTTACGCACATACTTGCCTACACTTTTACGGAACTCAGAATAAGGAAAGGATCCAGCTAGTCGAATCACATATCCTTCATGAGTAGAAGCGTAATTGTTACTAAACGCTTCACGGATTCCATATCCTTCATTGTTATATGTACCTTGCCAAAAATCATGCACAGTTGGAAGGTCTAAAAGTTGAGCCCATTCAACTGTTTCTTTCCAAGAAAGACAAATATTCTTGTCATTCCAAATGCTAAAAATCATGAAATAACTAGGAAGATCCTTGTATTCAATGCTGTGAACTGCTGCTAGATTCTCTCCACAAATCCTCCAACCTTCGGGGATTTCATGGCTAATCCGACTATGAATAGTTTTTGCCCAATTTCTTGATGGATGGGGCTCATAAACTAATGATCGAGCATGAACATAATCTCGATACATAGTTGTGTTCTCTCCGTCCATCTTAAGAGTTGCCACTACTTCTTGTCCAATAAAGGGCCCATCCGTAGGCATGGCCCTATCATCTTTTGTCATTCCTGGTGACCAGGGGACGTGATAGGTTCTTGGATATTTGACGTGATGCGTGAAAAGTGATAAAACAGGTTGCAGAATCTTTTGCACGCTCTCATCAGAAAAAAGATCACCTCTTAACCTAGTTCCATTAGGGAGAATAGGGTTTCCCCACTTGTCATACTCTTGATCACGATATAAGTGAGGTGGTAATACTATCTTAGCAATACCCGCTTTCTCACGAATTTCAGGACAACTTAGAGTAGTCTGTTCGGCTTGTATATGATGTTCACCACAAAGACTTGCTCCATTATCTAAGTAGTATCCACCATCAGGCCAAAGTCGTCGCTCTAAAATATGATGAGCGTCTTGAGCAGGTAGTTTACAAATAACGCATTTATGCCCATCACGAGCAAATACACCATTGCGAAATTCGTCTCTTGTAAGTAGAGTTACCATAAATATTTTTCAAACACTTTTTGCTTAGCTAAAGTAAAAACAGAATCTGACATTAACTTTAATGTATGAAGAGTCCAATAAAAGTTAATTAAATATGCATAAGCTAAGTATGGTGGATATATACCATTAACGCTTGGAGATGGTTCTTGCATCGATATATCGTTGCGTGAGTATGGCATATTTAGCCGTATATGAATCAGTTGCAATCTGCTCATCTGTTGCATTATTAGAAGCAGTCAAACCCCATCGCCAAGAATAAACAGCTCTCGCTAATGTAGGTGTCACTGATCGTAAATAATACCAATGAAAGTTGGCACATTGCACATAAAGTAAACGATTGCGCCAAAACTCTTGCAAGAAAACTTTTTCATCTTGAAGACCCGGAAATTGCTTTTGAAGTCTTGGGGACTTCAAATACTGATCATGAGCAGTAACTGGTTTTAGTCCTAGCGAACCAAAAGCAGTATGAAACGCTCCACGAACATGTGGTTCATGGTTGACATAAGTCCCATAATATGACTCCATGTAAGCAATATTATTAAGTTCTCCATTCATACCTTCGAGTGGCCAAGTAGACACTTTCATGTCTAAAGGAACTAAAGATATAAGAAAAGATGTAAGGACTGTTGTCATGTTGTTCCTTATGGGAGCTTCTTTAATTCACTTAAGTAATACTTAAACTCCTTGATCGAGTGTTCAATGTCATCCATAGCTCGATGAGCAGGCAAGGTGGAACTAAACTTCTTAATTCCTTGTCCTTCTGCATAAATCTTGAATGAACTAACGTCAAGATGACGATGCGACAAAAAGGGCTTAATTTCCGGCCATTGTTCAATTAGAAAACCACGATCAAAGTGAACAGAATTGCCAGCAAGATTAACTAAATTCGTACCAACATTGCCTTTAAGCCAAAACACAAGTTCAGCAACTACACCACGCTCGTCTAATCCTTCGTTTTGAATTAAATCAAAAAGACCACTCTTCTTATGCATTTCCTTAGCTACTTGTTCCCATCCAACGTGCGGATTTTGATAAACAATAGCTTCAAATTGACTATAAGGAACAAGATCGTCCTTAGTGAGGATACATGCAACTTCGATAATTCGACAGTTTTTATTGTCCAACCCAGTCATTTCACAATCAGCCCAAAGATAATCAGTCATATTTTCTTGCCTTTGTTAAATACTTATCAACCACAAAATCCCAACAAGCTGCATTACATTCGCTTGAAATAAGATTAAGTTTACAGCAGAACATAAGATAACTATCCATAACATCAATCCAAGAATGCTGATCACGACGAGATAGTTTTTTAAAGTCTTTCATGGAGTTTACCTAATCCAGGCTCATTGCGTGCCATTCGATCACGCACTCTCCACCAGGCTGTGTTTGAAGCTTTACGAGAAAAGAGTCCTAAAAGCACACCAAGTGACAAAAAATAATCTGCCAAAACTAATTGTTCCCGAGTCATTTTATTTTAAAGAGTACGATTATGTGCTTTCTTTAATGAAATACTACTCGTTACGGGATCAATTAGTTTTAAATAGATAAGTGATCGGAAAAAAACGCACAAAATACAACCATTGTTCTGATTTGAGTGAGCTAGTCATAACTTTATCTTAAAAAGCGCGAACGCGAATATGTGTCATCCATACTCTTCTTGCTTATTAATTTTAATCTAAATATACACCAAAGAAGATAATCAAAAGCTTTTAAGTGTTGAAGTGATGCGCGCACCATAAAATTCTTTAGCTGTATTATGAGTTATCTCATAGAAGGTCATTTTCTTTATAAGACCTGTTTCCCTCAAAATCCAAAAAAACCAATTAAATGTTTTAAGATGACTATCTAAAAGAATTTTTGAAGTTATGGTTCTAGAGGCGGACATATACGTCTATACTCCAGAATTAATGCTTCAGTACCAGTGTGATTTCTAATTAACTTTATAGTCCGAATAAATGAAAGAAAATGAGCCATATGTAACCATCGTAGTAATTGGCTCGTTGTGGTCATGTCACTTCTTTTCTTCAGAAGGAGCTTCTTCGATAGTGCCAGCGCTGCACGTAAACTCCTTATCTTGGAAACCAGCCAACGTCTCTTCCATGATAATGTCTACGTAGTGGGCTTCAATGTAATCAATCGTGTTCGCATCAAGCAAAAGAACACGAGATTTAGGATCCTTTTCCATGATGATTACTTTAGCATGATGCTGATGCTGAACCCACATTTCGCCAACTTCTTGGCACATCTCAGTGAAATCGTAAGGACCGTGAATTGTTGAACAAAGAAACTTCACCTTGTTGGGATCACCCGTACCAACAGCAACAACATACGTCTTGCCTTTGATGGGTCCGAGGTCCATAACTTCAGCCTCAGCGAGAAATTCCTTCTGTTCATCAGAAACCGGCTCAACGGGAGTAGAAACTACATTCGGCAGTGTGGACACGTGTATCTCCTTGTGAAGAAATATTGATTCGGATTAGAAGTGGTAATGCAGTTTAGTAGTTAATTTTAACTTATATAAGATCATCCAAAACACAGTCCAAGTATTTCTATTTGCTCCAGATGTAGGATTTCGTGCATTCATATGTCGAAGATAACCTATTTTTCGACGTATTTTTTCAGGTCTCAGTTTGTTATTCACTTCGAGTCTCTTTGCGGAAAGATCGCGGTTGAGCAGAATATAGCCGCTTATACATAAAATCTTTGAAACGAAATTCGACAGTTGCTTGATTGTGATCAGTACAAGTAATTACATACTCACGATTAACTTTAACAACTGATTGAATAACAAACTGTTTTTCTACAGAAGTCCAAAACTTATCACCAGGTTGCAAGTTCTTAAAAAACGTAGCAATACTGTTGTAATCAGAACCAGTACGGACTAAGACTGATTTATTGTGTTTATTGATCTCATTAAAAAGTTGAGACTTTTTTCTATGTTGCTCCATAGGATCAAATTCTTCTTGAAGAAGAATTGCATCAAGTTGCTCTGGGTCAGGGATAAAACGAGCAACAATTGAATTCCCGCTTAACAAGGTTTCATTTTTAGTTACATTTGTTAAAGCTTGAATCGCAAGTGCTTCTGGTGGAATAAAAGCATTACCAACTGGATTTCCAGCTACAGAAATACGTCGTAGATAAGGTACGCCAGTTTTTGATATATAAACAACTTTGTATTTGATAGGGAATCCCGTGTGGGTTTTTTCAACCCACGTGTTTTTAGGGTTGAAGTAATCAATTCGCTCAAACAAATAAACACTATTAAGTTGATAGTGCGCAAGTTTCTCTTTTAGATTCTGTACTCCCTCAATTACAGAATCTAATTCTTCAACTTTCTCAAATTGTTCATTTGTTAGCGTTTCCATCCTTAATTCCTTTAATAAAATTGTCATATCGCATATAACGAATGCTTGAGTGTAATGCGATAAAAACACAAAAACTACCTACAAGGTAATTAAAAAATCCACTCTTGGGGTCAGCAAAAAACATTGCAGCACCAATAGTAAATAACAAACTATCTAAAAGTAGCATTCGCTTAGTTCCAAGTAACCACTCAAAAAACCACCAACGAAAAACTACTACAATAAATACACAAACACTTAACATAGAGGTTTACCTTCTAAAGGTACTGCAACAGTACCAATCATCTTAGACTTTCTAAATTCAAGAACGGCCTTCATAGCTACTTCCATCTCTTCTACAGTGAGAAAAGTATTGCGAATTTTATTGCAAATTCCACAACACGGAAGCACATTGCCTTTAATATAACTCAGATTATTATTAATTCTATCTAAACTAATTCCTTGTACACCATCTAAAGACTTAGAGCAATAGTGGCATGGTTGCTGCCATAATTCAATGCATTCTTCTCTAGTTAATCCTAACTCTTGACCAAGTTTCTTACATTTACTGACAATTTGTGTCCATTTTCCGTTAAATGATTTATTGTATTTCTGTAAATATTCTTTATTGCTTGGACTATTTCTCATACATCGGAAACTACAAAAACAAGCATCGCTTCTGTGAGCGGTGAAGCTAGAATTACAAGTCAAACAGGTTTTTTGTCTAGCTTCACCTTTTGCCATTAACTTATCCCCAACATGCTCTTAATCGTACTTTCATCTTTATCGTACATATGTAAAGAATGGGCGAAATGCGTATATGTACCCTTCTGTAGATTCGGATAAGTTGGCTTTAGTTCTTCTAACATCTTGTCCATTAAGCTGCAAAACCAAGGAAGGTCATATGTAAGTCCATATACGACATCGTTAGACCGCATTACCATCGTCAGAAAGAGCTTGTCATTTCTAATTAAGAAGTTACCTGTAAGCGTACAAGTGAAGTCTTTATTACCAATCCAACAATGCTCAGGTAGATTGAACCTTAAGATTGCTTGGCGAGTATCTTTATCTGCCTGTAAAGACTCTCTAGCCCACTCCCAAGGAGTCATGGCGCGATTACTAAAGTTGGAGGTGCAACTGTAATTTCTCCATAATAAAAAGCCGTAAGCCGAATTGATAGTTCCATCTGGATTTGCAAGTTTTTCCCAAAACTTACTAGCTTGAGCAAACTCAGCAGCCTTATTAGACCCTGAGTCATAAAGATTGAATTCTTTTCTTGTATAGTCTGCAATGACATTATTCCTTTCGACATCTGCCGTTTTAATTGGCTCAGATGTTGGATTTAATACCGTAAAAGAATAATCCACTTTCTCTCGAATAGGAAGGCCACGAGGTGCAGCTCGATAATCAGGATTATTATAGACGTCTTTCAAAACTCCTGTATATGCTTCATGAATGTTTTCGTATTTCATTTAGTCCTTTTTAGAGAGCTTAGTGATATAGCTTTCAATAGCTTCCCACTCATATCCATTCTTCAAGATACGCTTAGTATCACTAGGCGCATGCTTATTAAAGATATAGTCAATCGTAATCAAATGAGCATTAGGGTGCATTTTGCGGTACTCAATTAAGTTTTCAGCTTTATCATCAATGAGTACATCAGCAATAATCCTGTGTTTTTCATAACAAAACCAGGTTTTCTTAGCAACATTAAACCACGGCATCATGATTTCAAGCCATTGAATGGTTTCAGAAATACAGGTGATTCCGTGTCTTGCTGTTACAATGCTGATATCATGTCCAGCATCGTGAAGACGCTTAAGATAATAAGTAGCATCAGCCATTTGCGGCAGATTGATGTTGAAATCTTTTTCGTTTAAGATATCAACAATAAGTTTGTGATCGAGCTTATCTAGCGGCGGATTGTCACAAAGATTCCATTTCTGGATTTTCTCTGGCTCAACAGAAACACCAGTAAGTTCGTAAATACGCTTCAACCAAGCTGGAAGCGTATCAGTAACAATTCCATCCATATCAACAAGAATTTTCATATATTTTAGTTATACATTCTCTGATTTTTTTTTGGTTTTGCCATCGTAAAATGAAGTTATGGCGATCGTAAGTTAAAGCAACTAGAATTATAGCTACATCATACGAAATTAGTTCTAAACGATACAACACAATCCAAAATTTCTTAACACTATTATGGATTGTTTGTATTTCAAACATTTTAGAAGCGGTTCATGAGTAGAGTTTGCTCATGAATAACTGACCAATGAGCCTTAGAAACAAGGCTTTCCATAAGTTCGTAATTTGGTTTATTGGCAAGATGGGATTTAAGCTCTGCCTCCTTAATATCCATTAATCCTTGATCAATTAGTTCTTCGACTTGCTTATATGGTAATTGGCCTTGACGAATTGCAAGAAGCAGAAGCGCTTCTGGCCGTGGAAATGTAATATGGCCAGTAAGAAGAAGTTCTTTTGCTTCTGCTGCAATACGAACTGCGTGCATAGTAGCCTTCCAATCAATTCCTTCATTGGATTCGGCAAGTCTTGCACGATGTCCATACTTATCTAAAGCTAACTGCCATACCTGACGTGCATATTCCACTGAGCAAGTATAACCTACCTTCTTATTAGCTAAGGATAGGTGGGGTACATCGCGAGTTTCGTTTAAGCCGTTAGGAGAAGGAATTAAGACTATTTCAGCTTCTTTAGGATTAATTGATTTTAAGAGTGCAGTAATTTCAGTAGCATATTCGCCAAGCTCCTTGCGTCCATCCCAATCCTTCATAACATTCATGAAGAGATTTAAAGCCGCAAGGCGATCGCCCTTGTTGCCATATTTAGACGCTTGTGCTTTCGTATATCCGACAAAAGCATTAGTTCCCTTGTGAATAAGGTTACTTGCATTATCAACGATTTCGCGCCAATATGGACTTACAACAACATCGGCACAATAAAACTGCTGCGGAGTAAACAACATATCTAATGCGACAGTCTGACCTTGACGAATAAGTTCCATGTAAGTCTGATATGAGAACATTTCATCATCAACGTCTTCTGCTGTATTTCGTACTGAATCATTCTTCTTTGTAGAATTATTCAAATGCTTGGCTGCTCGCTGCATCACTAGCGATTCAGCATCGGGAAGAAAGAGCCCCTTGAAATCTCTATCAGAAGTCGGAAGCGCAGTTCCATAAACATGACTTCCAAACATCATTTTGACTAATGGTTGGTTCATTTTGTTCTCGTTTAAAAACTAATATACACTATACATTTCGTTTTGAAGCTAAGCGAATCTCGTCTGCTGAAAGCTGTTCATACCAAACATCATGCTTAGGAAACAAGGCAGCAAGTACCCAAAAGAAACGATTAAAGTAAAGTCCGCCATTCATAATTTGTTCAGTTCTATCTTTATTTTTAATCAGAACTCCACCTTTTACTAAAACGAATGATTTCGATAGTATACAAATCCCACTTAGTTATTTGCGGGAATAACTTTAATAGGGTGTTCGCAAACGCAACTAGATGGTCAGCACTATCTTTAATGAAAATCGGTGTTTTCTTCGAGATAGTACGCATCACTGATGCTCTTTAGCACTTTCCGACCGCAAATGGAGTCTTGGTCAACGACAGGCTTAATAACAACTCCTTCACGAATTTTCTGACCACCGATAGTCGAATCACCATCGCGATGCTTCATGTGAACTTCCTGGCTCCAAGGACCAACATACAGCTTGGGAACCATAGTAAAACCACGACGACCGCACCAACGCTCAAGTGCAGGAAAATCAAGCCACTTTCCATCTACCATTGCATCATAAACAAAGAAGAGATGCTCGCCTTCCTTACAGCCATACGTGTAATTCGTTTGAATATTATGACCAACGATTTCACCGTAAACACATTCACCAGGCTGTAACTTAGCCTTAATGTCTTCTTGATTGAGAATCTTCGTGTAAACATCCTCAGAGTACCAACTCTTATTGGAGCCAGTCTGAAGTTGGCAATTACGTGAACCATAAACAAACTGGTGTGACTTAATCACGCCCCACTTCGCCAAAAAGCTCATAATGGCAGTTTTAACGGGTGCTAGAAAACCCTCATAATGACGAGGAACATATCCGTATCGAGCGGAAGTTCCATGCAGCTTCTCACTGATATATACCATCTCACCTTCTTGGAAGATGTCAGAATACCACTTGATATTCTCAATATCAGTATACTTCTTGAAGTTAGGATTGATCTGATTCTTGCTAGCCTTCTTAGTCCGCATCGTTTGCGGTTCAGAAACTTCAGGCGGCTCATACTTAGTGATGTTAAGCATTCCTGCAAGATCTAGTCCAACAGTATACTTAGGCAACTTGGACTTACCATCCCAAGTGGCAGCAACTTCTTGCTCGACGTCACTAAGCGGAATAATCATCCCTTGCGACATCTGACCACGAATCTTAATTGAGCGAATACGACCCTTCTTAAGAGTGATCTTAGATCCAGGTGGGAATAAACGCAGTTCGAGTGAGTTTGGCAGAATTGAGTCTACAGGGATATAGAGTGCAAGATCGCCAGCTTGGAAATTACCCTTTCCAGTAACAACTTGCCATCCCTCAATCTTTGCTAATTCAAGCCTATCAGCATTAGGGTGTTTCTCAACAGCATCAATCTTTACCACTTCGACTCGGTGTGTGCTCATGTAATTGTTTCCTTCTTGCCTTTTTAGTGCGTTCTATTAGTCGTCTTAATTTATTTAGCGCATTGAAATATGGAACTTTATATTCCTTAACATACGCTAATTTCAACAGGTACATTACCTTTATAATTCCTACTGTTACTTGTTCAGTAGATGATCTAGATGTCCCCACATGTCCTCTGCTTGACCTGGCGTATACAAGGCGCGCTTAAAGTCTTCATATTCCTTGCGATACATTTCAACTAAATTACCACCAGTTTCAACATTCGCGATGCGATCAGCTAACTTAAGTCGAATTGCTTTCTCACCGTTATTGCGAATCTTTGGATAAGTAAGAGCATTGCGTGTCTTCCGGTTGACGCCTTCTTCATTTGTTACAGCACCAACAAGTCGAGCAACTTCTGAACCAAACATTTCTTCGATCTCTTTCAACTTGGTTTCTGTGTCTTCAACAACATCATGCAACCAAGACGCCATTAGCAAGTTTTCATCAGCAATATTAAAACGCCGTAGAACTTGTTCGACAGCTGCCAAATGATGTGTATATGGCAAACCGCCAGAATATGCCTGGCCAGCATGTTTAATGGTAGCAAAAAACTTTACGTGTCTTAGTGGATCCATAGTTTTCTCAATTAATTGTTAGACTTACTTTCATGTACATCACAATACTCTGTATGTCCTGCGGCATATGGCAAACACCCAATAGCTTGGGCGCCACATGTACATGTTACTTCTTCTGTCTTTGATGGAAGATTAAAATCAAAATCTAAAAAATCAACCATTTGACCGTTTACGACTCTTACAGGCTGTCCATTAAGACGAAGTTTTGGTTTTCTTAGAAGGTGACTCATCGGGATCCTTACGAGGGTTTGACGACAAGACGTGTTGAATTGTTACATTCTTATACAACATCGGAATACCAATATGGTCTACAAGTCCAAGCTTCTTGGTTTCCTCGGCGTCTAAGTAAAGATCTCGAGGACCAGAAAGAAGCTTCTTAAAGGCAACTGCTCCACCCTTAAACTTAATTTTTTTCACCATCAGTTTCATGATTTTTTCATTCAGTTTAGTAATGCTAGCGTGTTGGACGTTGATGTCATCAATATGTCCAACAGCGCCTGCACTGATTTCATGTAACATAATTGTGGCATGTTCACTGGCGAATCTTACGTCGCCACAAGCAAGTAAGACAGCACCTGCGCTGAAAGCCTTACTTAGAGCTACGGTGATAATCTCATTGGGAACTTGCTCAATAGCAGCAATCATGGTTAGTAGAGCGTAAGCTTCGCCGCCATCAGAATCAATGTAAACTAAGATAGGAGCGGTCGTGTCACGCCGGCTCTGATAATGAAGCTGCTTAACGAAAGCTCGAGCAGAATCTTCTGTGAACTTATTGACCCAAATTGGGCCATTTTCATCAAGAATTTCATTCAATACCATCGGCTGTGACACTGCTTCGCTTTCTTCACTATCTTCATTATTGCGGCGGCCTAGCTTTCCTTCTACTAATCGCATGTTTTCTCCGAGTTAGAGTTAAGTTCTACTTTACATTTAGGGCAAATTCCCTGATTCACTGGAGCTTCCACAAACTGTACTCCACATTCTGTACATGGTCCGCAACAGCATTCTTCATGAAGACAATATGAACAGTCATAATAGTCAGCCCACAAATGACCACATATACAAAGTTCATTGCTCATAACTATGTTTCCAAAGTTTTTGAATTCGATTACCAGCTTCTACTAAGATAACCACTGAGAAAAACAAAACTACTTGTGCAGGAAAAATAAGAATTCGTTCTACTTGCTCTTTAGCCTTTTCAAACATAGAGTGTGAGTTCCCAAGGAGCATTGACTGGCTTATATCCAGTGTCCATAATAGACGCATTGCAATAAATAATGCCTTGCGAAAGTTGACAACCATATCCTTCGTGAATATGGCCAAACACTACTAACTTAGGCTTAACTCTAAGTAACGCTGTTGCTAATTCTTCACAACCAACATTTTGTTCCCACGGAGTTCCTGGAGCAACTTTATCTAAAGTTCCATTTGGAGGACCATGAGTAACAACAATATTAGTATCATCAGGAATCATGTCCCAATACTTCTTGATATCTGGACCACGCTGAACATTCCATGCCCAATCATGAAACCATGGTGTGACAGGACTTCCCCAAATCTTGAGACCTTCAAGTGTTACATGTGAATTAACTAAAACATTAGTCCTTGGACTAATGTCTGATAGCCAACGCTTTGATCCAGGCCAATGAGCCTTTAACTTAACCGAGTGATTTCCTGGTGTCCACACAAGATGCTTAGCTGGTTGCTTATCAAACCAGTAAGCAAATGCTTCAATTTCTTCTTTTTTGCCCATCATAGACTCATCACCAGAATGAATCAAAATGTCACAAGGCGGAATCGTAATGCTATCGTGTTTATTATGTGTATCTGAGATAGCTACTATTTTTACAGGATTAGGACTCATATCTGCCAAATCCTTTAGATTTAGATTTTAAGAATTGCTCTACCTGACTCTTCTTTTCATTTGTAATTTCTGCGCGTCGGTCTAAAGCTAATGCAAGATCAAGGTCTTGATAGTCTAACTCTTCAACACCGGCTTCAATAACAAGATGGACGGGGTTATGTCGAACACCATATCCATTACGCTTCTTAGTGAGCCGCTTCATCAGCTGACCAACTCGAAAAGTAAGATGTTGATATACGAAAGTACTCTCCTTAACTGATCGACCTTCTTTAGTACGATAGTCGGGATTAAAATTCTGTAATGCTACGCAAATCTCAGTACGAAGATGCTGACGCAAATCGTTAAGCGTATAACCAGATGCGCCTAGTGGAACATCAGAACCACCTGTTCGAGATTCATTCCAGTTCTTCATACAACTATCACGAATGAACTTTTCAACCATTGGCTCATACTTAATAATATCTTCATTATTGAGCTTACGCTTAACAATTACCTTTTCTTCTACTTCTTCGGCCGTCTCGATTTCATCGAGTCCGTTTTCCATAACTTCTCCTTAGAGTCTCAAAAGCCTCATAGTCTGATACATCGGCAGTAGACTGTATCTTCAAAAACACTTGAATAACGTAATTCGCTAAATGAACATTGTCTAAAAGAATACTATTGATGAACTTAGTAGTCTTACGCTTAGTTGCTTCACAGCGAGGACTAACGCTGTTATATTCTGCACTTACCTTATGCCGAATATAACTCCAAAGACGCTCGGGATTAGCATCAATTTTATATATGCCATCGCTTCTTTGAAAGATCTCTTGGACTTGAAACTTAAGAGCTGCTTGAAGTGCAGCATCGTCTGGAATTGGAATCTGTTGACTGTTAGATACTATGACAGCTTTTAGAAGGAAAGTATCGGCAGTAGTATTGTCATCTGGTACATACACTACATGACTTGGAATTTGTGCTGTAATGATTTTTTGCAAACGTTCAAGTGGGGTTGGCATTTTTCACCTCGCCAATAGAATAGATCGGGAGATCCTTCTCAAGCATAATCTTGAGTTTCACAAGATTCACCAATCCTAAACTAGTATCAGTTGCATCTGCTAAGTAAGAATTTACCCATTCGCCAAGTTTTACAATAATCTTAACATCGCGAATTCGCCATTTGTTTTCAAGAATAATTTCTCGAAACAATTTAACTAATTCATCATAGCCTTGACGAGTAATTGAACGATGGGTTTTATCATTTTGCACTGATATCCACCATGCAGTACCGCGACCAGATTCAATTGTATTAAGAACCGTTACTAATTTCTCATTCGTTTTCTTACTTTTCCAACTGTAAGAGTTTAAAATTGAACAAGCATCATTAACAGCAAACTCTAAGACTTCTTTATCTTCAATTTGATTCACTAGTTTTACAAGTGAAAGTTTGCCAGTCATTGTATTGTTGGCAAAATCTATTTGCAAATCAGGTGATGCTTCAAGAGTAAAATACTTAGTTAATTTTTGTAAATCAATCCACCTTGCTTCACCTTTTATAGCAAGCAATGCATGACTTGTTTCTAACCGAAAACCTAAACCACTCCAATTAGTGGCCTTTATACCTTTAATTTGCTCTAACGTAAGTTCTACACGATCCGGAAACTGCGCAAGCAGTTCATTTTGCGGCGCAATAACAATTTCTGTAAGCTGTGAAAGATAATCTAATTTTTCAAATGCTTCATCTTTAAGCGACCCCATATCACCTCAAATATTACTAAATTAAGACTATGTCCTAATCACATATACCTATATTTTCGGAAAAGATTTTAGCTCTTAAGCAAGAGACTTATCGAGAAGTTCATCGACATTCTCGAAATAGCAGAAACAATTTGTTACACCTTCATAAGAAGAAATGTCTTGTGCGTGAGAATCTGCTTCATGTGCTGAATCAAAAGGTCCGCTGATTACATCTCGGTTAAAATAACTTACGTGATAAGAAACAAACCATTGAATGTTATTGTGCATTTTTCTCTCTCAAATTAAAAAACGCACTCATTGATTTTTTAGTGAGTGCGTTAAATAATGTTGATATTTACGTTTAATTACTTCTTTTTGGGTTCAACAATCTCACAAGAAGCATCACCTAACAAGTTATGTACAAGTTTATCTAAAAAGATGTCATTAGGAAACTGCTCCTGCACTTGCTTAATGATTTCATTGTAAATAGAAAGTGCTTTTGCTTTTTCAGAAATACGAATTTCCAATAAGCTTTCACCATCATAATTACTGTTTGAATTTGTAAGCTTATACGTAATAGAGATAGTGCTATACAGCGGCTCTTGCTTTTTCGACTTCTTAGCCTTGCTCTTTGTTTCCAACTCTTCTTCAGGTAAAGCATCTTCAATAACTATGGCAATAACTTTTTCACAAGTTAAAAAACATCTATCAGTGACAATATGAAAAGACATTAGACAAGTACCTTATTAATTGATTCAACATAAGCACTCAGTGCCATTTCTCGGTCACCTGAGTTATAACGGATGGTAATAACAGGATCAAACCCATCAGCTAAAATAGTTTTAAGCACAACAAGCTTCTCTAATTCAAGTTCATTATGCTGCATAATAGATTCATGACCTAAACGAGTATCAATCTTGCTTTGCTTCACAGTAAGTTCACCAGCCTTCTTAAGTCTATCCTGAATAGTAGAAGCTGGATCAGTTTTCTGTGCTTGTGGCGTTTTAATCTGTCGCCGCTGCAAAAGTTTCAGTGTTTCTTGCAAACGAAGGTTGGCTTGCTCTTGCTCTTCTGCAAGCATTTTTAAATATTTCTGAGCTTGCTCTCGATCACGTTCTTCGTTTTTAAGTCTCTTATACAACTTAACTACCCGAACGATGCCAACAATAAATACTGACACTGCTACAAGTCCTGCACCAATAAGGGAGCCAAGAAGCAAAATTGACATTATAGATCTCGTTGTGTTTAATTATTCTACATCTTCATCAAAAATCATGGTCATTACTTCTGACGGTGACATTTGAATAAGTTTTTCTGCAAGTTCAGGTTGAGTCTCATCAGCTTTAGCTAAGATGAAAGTGTAAAGCTCATCTTCAGTGATATCGCCCTTCTTTAATCGCTTTTTCCAGGCCGCTAACTTCTTCTTATCTACATGGTGTCGACCTCGGTTGAGTTCGGGAGGGACCATCCGAGTATTTTTAGCAGAATAACCCTTTGAGTTATCTTTTCGATCAGGGGAGAGAACTTGCCCTGATTTAGCTTCTGCAGCATGTGTTTGCTTGATGATAGACTCACGAGACCCAAGGCCAGAAGACTTCTTATGAGCGGTACCGTTCTTGCCCTTTTGTCGTCGAAGGGCGTCATCTGCCACTTTATGCTCATGTAAGTAATGTCCTACCTTCTTTTTATTAGCAGCTAGTTTCTTAAGACAACTAGCGCAACGGCCAGAAGAATTACTCTTATTCTTACTAGGCTTACCACAACGAGGACAACTCTTGGCTAATTCTTCAAGAGTATCTTCGTCTTGTGAGATTTCTTTAGCAAGATCAAGGACTTGCTGGAACTTTTCTAGAATGGTAGGAATTTCATTGGCCATAAGTTATGATTATATCAGAAGGTTATTTCACAATAGTATTGTAAGGAAATTTACTATTGATTAATCTTTCAATTAACCGATTGGTACCCATAGAATAAAAGGTATCTGCAGTTATAAGTTTAACTGTAAGTAAGACAGCGAAAAAACGAAAAGTAGAGTTTACTAAAGCTTCAGAGTCAAGTGAAAGCCAATCTAATGATTTACTATTTCGATTCATAAAAGAATTTTATTTGTTAATCGTAACAGTCGCATAAATCTTATTAGCTGTCGCTTGTGCATATAAGCAACATCAATTTCTGTAACAGACGATTTGTGTTTATTTGTTGCTTTCATCGTCTACCTTGACGCGCTTTTTGCTGCCCAATAAGAATTCTTTGAAATCAATTCTAAGACATATAGCATACTTAGGAAGTCACGGACAGACACATATCTACGCCATCTGTCCGTGACTTCCATATTACTTCTTAAACGTAGCTGAATCAGGTATCTTAACTGTTTCGCCGAATCTTTTCAACGGGTGATCAGTCGTGCCATCCTTGGAGATAACGAAGAGAACCTGAGGGAACTTCTCGCCAGGCTTCATCCATTCCTCGCAACGCACGTCACCATAGCATCCATCAGTGAGAATAACACTCAAATCAGGCTTCTGATCCAGAATTCGCTTCATTACCGGTGTGAGATCAGTTCCACCGCTTTGAATGTCTTCTCGGGCAACTTTGGTACCCATTTTATACTTGTCATCTTTATAAAGTTCGGTGTGAAAGAATCCCAAGTCACATTTGCGACTACCGACTCGAAGGAATTGGTCCACAACGTCAAGGAAGCCGTTGGCTTCTTCAATTGAAATAGACCCAGACGTGTCGATAAAATTATGAAGCTTAGGCAACTGTCCAACTTTAGTTCCGCGCGCTTTATTTCCATATCGCTTAGACGGTCTAGTCCAGGTGAAGTCACGATCGTGTCCTGACGCATGTCGCTTCATTGCCGACATAATAAGTTGCTTATAATTGAGCTCAGCTCGGCGCGACTTAATGTCTTCAAGAAGTTCACGCACTGAACCTGGCAGAGAGTCATAATCAAGACGTGCCTTCACCATCGCACGCTTCGCTAACTCCTCAGTGGCATCCAGCATGTCTTTTTCTTCAACCGCGCCATTGTCCCAAAGATGCTCATCAATGGTCTGAGGAAGATCGCCGGTTGCAGCACCACCACCGGCATTACCTTCTCCATCCTTATCTTCATCAGGATCTTCGAAGCGAGTAAGCAGTTTCTCGTAATAATGCTCCATGGTCTGATTAGCTTTCCACGGAATACGAGCCTTAGTCTTATCATCAATGTCATAGAAGTCCCGCAAGAAGATACCTCGACCAGGGCACATCTCATTCGGGCAAGGCACCGGATGGTCCGGGTCATAAGGCGTACACTGCGGACAACCATCAGGGATATTCTTAATGAACTGATTGATAGCCATATCAGCCGCAATGTTCATCAGAACACGCTTACGCATCGCAATTTTAAGAAACGGAACGCGAAGCGGATGCTTGTGGAGAATGTGGCTCAACTCATGGAGCAACACTGCTTTGCGCTGCTCAGCATTGAGCTTGCGGCAAAAGAAGTATGGGTTGATAAGCATTTCCCAGTGCTTGGCATCCGTATTGAACAGAATGCCTGCAGTGGGCAGCTGATGACTATAATTGATAGTGAGACTTTGCAGCACAGCACCCATAAACTGGTGTGTCTTCGTGCAACACTCATAAATTACTGTAGAAAGACACTGACTCTTTACTTCAACCGGAACAAATTCCTTGTCAAGAAGGTCTTTTTCCAGCTTTCCTCTAAGGCGCGATGACATGCAATCTCCTATTGTTGTTTAACAAGTAATATTATATTCAGAAAAGAAACTTCTTAGTTGTCTTCAGGATCTTCAGGTTTAGCTGTGCGTCCTAAGAAAGAAAGCTCAACTCCTTTAATAAGATCTTTTTGATATTTCTGGATCTGTTGGGCAGCAAGCTGCTTCACAAATGCTTGAACTTCTTTGTAAGCAGCTTCGCGTGCTTGAGAGCGGACTTCGCGCTCAAATACTTTTTTAAACTCTGCAACAAAAGTCGTTTTAACAGGTTCAAGCAACTTTTGAACATCGTCTTGAGACATATTGTTAAATTCTTCATGAAACATTTCTTTAACTTTTGCGCCAATAAATTCAGTTAGAAGTGAACTACGACCATTGCAATGATCAACTTCCCAATTATTGTTGGGCCATCTATTATCAAAACCAACTATTTTCAGAACATTGGCTTTTAGAGTGTTTTTGAAAGATTCTTGAAGCTCTTTGTATGCTTCATTGGTTAGTCTGTTAATGTCATTCTGAACTAATTCTTCAACAGGAGCTTCGAAGACATTGACATCAAACGCTTCTTCATCTGTTAGATATTTAGCCTTAAGTCCCTTTTTACTTTCTACAATCTCAATGACTTTGTCATCAAGTTTAATCAAGGTGCGCGACTTAGCAACTTTTGCAGTCATGAATCACTCCAGATAAAGTAAACGCCAATAGGACCAACCTTGCTGCGAAGTTCAGGATGGAGCTTGTCGAGACGAGCAGTAGCTTCTTTAATTTCAGTCTCAGTTGGAATCATTCGAACTTCACTAACAAGCTGATTGCCATAAGATTCAAGTGTATCCAGTTCAACCCCACAATATCCATTGTGAGGACCACTGGCAGAATAAAGAGTAGTAAAACCACAAGTTCCATCATCATCTTCGAACCACTTATCGTCATTAGTATCAGATTCCCACTTATTGATCAAGTCGATGCAATCGTCATTAAGAGGAACACCATACACTACGGTAACAATCGAATAACTCATTTATTCTCCAATGAAAACTACTACTTAGTGGTTTATTTCACCATTCGAAATCTTTAATTGTTTTTGAGCTTTCTTCCATTTACCTACAATAAAAAGACCATCAAAATAACTTTCACCATATCGCGTAACAGACGTAAAACCTTAGATAATATGTGATAAACGCTACGTACTTCCTCTTCATCTGCTGTAACAGGATATATAGACATAATCACCTAACGAAGGAATCGAACCTTCAACTCAGTTGTAACTCCACGTTACAACTACGTTTTGCCATTAAACTAATTAGGAGAGTGGCGCCTAATCTGTGATTCACTTTTATTCGGCGCTCTGGATTCAGCCAGAACCTGGTAGTAACAAGCCACCCGCTCTAGTTTAAGCTAGCCCCAAATAAAGTCAATCTTAAAAGATCGTTTATGGCGTCACTACTACAAGCATAGAAGCGAAATTGATGATTCACTAGTGGCGCCAACAATCCCACTAGTGAATCTTAAACAACTTGCTTCTTACTTCTTGTCAACACCAGTTGCGCGACTCACCTTAATGTTGCTCTTCATGATGTTGATGAGCTCAGGGTGATCCTTAACGAACTGATTGAGGAAGTCCGACATGCGACCCTTCGCAACTGCATAGCCGCACCCCTTAATGAGGTTGGCAGTCTGATCAGCCGGGATAATCTTGGCAACCTCCACCATCGTATCCTCATCAATCTGCTCTGCCGTGCACTTGTCCTTCTTACCACCGTAAGCCTTGATGATGGAATCAACCGTGACAGGAATCATATCGCCGCGGTAGCTGTCCTGCGAACAGTGTTCCTTGAGCCGCTTGAATGCTCCCTTCTTGTCCTTGAGAATTTCCTGAGCGGTAACCGGAGCCTGATCGAAGCAATACGAATGATACTCGTTGCCAATGTCCTTACCCAAGATGCCACAAACCGTAATGCGGTGGAGCATTCGATTGTTCTGACTCATACCAGCGCGCTCGGCAGCATTCACCTTGCTCCAAGTACGAGGTGAGATGTACTTGCCATTCTGACCAAGTTCCTTGGGCGTCTTATAAATCCAAACACCGTTACCAACGAAGCGTTGAATGTTGGCATCCCAGCCCTTCTGCTCCATGAACTCCATGAATGTGAGAGCGTCGTACTCAACCTCGAATTCCTCAAAGCGATCCTTGAGAGCAGCATCCATCGTGTTAACATCGTACTCGGAAGAATCCGGGTTAACACACGCAGCAATCATCCAACCGGGCGGAAGCTTGTAGTTGTGCACCTTGCGGTCAGTCAGAAGCTGCATGAGGCAGTTCATGACGCCCGTCGTGCCACGATTGGGCTCTTCGAGCAGAATCAGGCCGCGACCAGAAGTCGGCCAGAACTCAGGAAGACGGTGCATCGTGCGCTCGAGGCCGTTGGTGTCCTTACCAGTCTCGGGGAAGCCGATAAGGTCAGGTGCCTCCAGGTAAGCAATGCGAAGATCGATAAACCCAAACTCAGGGTCCTTCGCCCGCACATCCTCAACCCACTGCTGAACGATCTGTGACTTACCAAGTCCAGCGTCGCCCGTAAACATCGGGTTAACGACTTCATTAATTTCATTCGCCTTGAGAGCGAGGTCCAGAACTGCCTTAATATTAGAGGGCTTCATTTATTAACAATCTCCTAAGCGGGTTTTACAACAAGAGGGTATTATTTCGGATTAGATACTATCTTTATGATTTACTACTTCGGAACTTCGCAACAAGCATGATTAGAACAGCGGGCAACAAAAAAGGCAACCTAACAATAGACATCAGTAACAGAAAAACACATTCCATGATAAGGTCATATGCATTATTAATGGCTTTGTTATATTCACCCATACGCATATAACTCTTAACTAAGCGCCAATAGTATGTAACTTGTTCAACCATCGAGATCCTCATCTCCAGTGCGAACAACTTCAAAAGAATCTGTATGAAAGCCGGTATACAGCTTTCCAGACCCTAATACAGCAAAAACACCATGGCCAGGCATCTGATTAATCTCTCCCATGAAAACAAACTGTTCTTCAACGGGAAGAACTCCCTTATAATCTAACTTACAGCTTTCTTTAATTCGAACCAAATCAAGAGGTTTCATTGTACGAAATAATTGATTCGGATTGGTTAACTGAATTCGAAGTAGAATATTAATAGTTTTAAGTTTGTCTATTAATATTGAAGGCTTATGGCAAAGCTAATAATCACAGCAGATCAAGAAACGGGATTAATCACTCTAGAAGGTGACTTAGAAAAGGCGTTTTCGGAAGGTGTCGAAGATAATTTGAGTATGCCTTTCTATGACCCATTAATGCTTTATGATACGCCAGAAGTACAAGCAGTTAAGACTGAAGTCAAAGCTTCCTTTAAATCCTTAGTGGCAGCCATGTTAGTAGCTTTTAACATTAAACGAGCATTGCCCACTGGACTTTCAACAACTGTAACTTTAGCAAAGTTAACTACTTTAGGTACAACAGGTCAGTTAACATTCGTTGACGGAATTTTAGTATCGAAAATCAATCCAACGTAATCTTTATACAAGAGGAAAAATCTATATGTCAAATGCACTTTACACTCTCGGCAAACAAGGCTTACTACACGGTAGTTTTGTTCTCGACAGTGATACCATCAAGCTAGCTCTTGTGTCTAGTTCCTATACACCTAATATAGCAACACATCAATTTTGGAGTGACGTAAATACATTTGTTATTGGCGTGCCAGTGGCAATGGGTGGAATTAGTATTACTAATGGTGTATTTAATAGTTCCGCAGTTACTTTTAGTGCTGTGGCAAGCGGTTCAACTGTGAGATACTTTGTTATTTATAAAGACACTGGGTCTGCTGCTACAAGTCCTTTGTTAGTTCTTATTGACACGACGACAGGTGTATCTCTCCCATTTGCAACTAACGGTGGTGATATTACATTCACACCTGATTCTGGTACTAACAAGATTTTCAAATTAACCTAAGAGATATACATGTCAACATCAAAACAATGGTATACGTCCGCTAATCTTGCACTTGCAGATTCAACCACTGCTAGTCGATGCGCACACAGCAGTATTTGGGGTTTTGGTGCTATGCTTCTTGGCAATTTATCTGGCACTAATGGTCCAGAAGGAGCCAGGCCCGGTACCTGTTATTGGACTCTTGAAGGTAGTTCTAACAGTACAACTGCTGGTATTGATACTACCGATAGACTTCATTTTGCTGGCTCATTTACAAATGCTGATTGGATTCGCGCAAACGCCGGTACAGCTCATACTTGGTTTGTGATTAAATCACCTACTGCACTTTTAGATGGACCTTGGTATTTTTGTTTTGACTATATAGGTCCAACGAATGATCAAACTTGCTCAATCATTGTTTCTAAGAATGTTTTTTCTGGTGGATCTACAACGGCACGTCCAACTTCAACCGGAGAATCAGTTGCAGCAAGTGTTCAATTTTGTTCGACTACTGCAGGTGCTGGTAAAATCCATCTAAATATAGATGCTAATGGTAATTTCCGCTGGTTACGTTCACGAAATGGAACTGGTTATTTTGACACTTATATTAGTATGGAAGGATTAGTCGAGTATCACACTGTTGATCCTGCTAGAACATTTTGTTTAACGCATTTTTTAGATTCGGGACGTGGAGTCATGGGGGTTAGTCCAATATGTAATATTAGAGGATTATCGACTAATGGAACCACTGCTTTAACAGGTAGCGATGCAGGAATAGCTGACATAGGGTTCTATCCTGCGAGCATCACACTTAGCTCATATACATCTACAAACGTATTAGATAGTACAGTTGACTCTATTCCTTGTTGTTATTTATATGAGAATACCGCTGATCGTAAAGGAATGCGAGGTAGATATCCTGACATGTGGGAATGTGGTTCACAAGTTGCAGTAGGAAGTGTTTTTCCAAGCGTTGGCAATATTGAAAGAGTGTTATTGGGTTCAAAAATGATCGCTATGTCAGTAGCACCAAGTTTATAATAGGAGTGTTTGACTTGTGGCAGCTTTTGACTATACACAGCCAGCTAATGCTTCCATTGAGCCTCTTTCATATGCTTTTAAGATAGCCTTATTCCCTGTAAGTGCTGGTACAGCAGTAATAGATGGAATTGGAAATGGTCCAATTCCATGTGTTTTACGTTATTCTCCTAGTGGAAGTGTTTCTTTTCTTTACATTCAAACTGATCGCATTTTAGTATCTAGTGCATCAATGACCACAACATCAAACTACATTATCACTGGTCCTAGTGCACCTTCTGTTTCTGCAGTTACCTTTACTGCTGGAAAAACTTTTATTCGTCTGACATTATCTGGTTCATTAACTATTGGACAAAACTATTCTTTATTTATTAAAGAAAATACCTTTTCAGATGGAATTTCATCTGTTGCGAATGCAATTGGTAATATTGCTATTTATCTGGACACATAATCAATGGCAGCTTTTGACTATACACAGCCAGCTAATGCTTCCATTGAGCCTCTTTCATATGCTTTTAAGATAAGGGGAAATACTGATGTACGAGGAATGTTATGGACAGCTCGTTATGGAGTAGCTGGTCCTAATACTATAACAATCCAATTTCCTGATTTGCTGAATACAGCGAGTACTGCTACATCGAGTTATACTTTATTAGGGCCAAGTGTACCTTCGATATCAAGTGTAACATTTACAGCCAATACACGTATCATTGTTCTTAATTTATCTGGTGCCTTAAGTGCTGTTAATACTTATACTTTAAAAATTCTGCCTGATACAGTTTTATCGGAAAATGATCCTAATTGGCCAAATTTAGTCGTAGATGTTATCTTGCCAGCAACCATTGCATGTATTGGAGTGGGTGTTGATCAAACAGTAATTTTAGGTAGTCCAAATATCAATATGAACGGAGACGCTGTTGGTCTCGGTTTTGAACAACCAATAACACTTGGGGATCCAACTGCTCAAACTTCCGTACGTCCTGATGGCCTTGGTTTTGAGCAATTAATTAATTTTGGAACGCCAACGTCCTTAACGGCAGTACGCCCAAATGGTATTGGTATTGAGCAACTTATTGAACTTGGATCTCCAAGCGTTATTCGACAACTTCAACCATTAGGCGTCGGTATTGCTCAATTAATTGATTTTGGGTCACCAGTTGGCGACTTAAATCCAATAACATTAAGTAATCTTGGAATTAACCAAGATGTTTCGTTTGGTTCACCAGAAATTGTGGGTCCAGGAGCTTTTATTGGTAAAGGAATTAACCAAACAATTGCTGTGGGTACACCGCGAGCAATTAAAGAACTAGATAAAGAATTTCTTGGTATTGGTATCGGGCAACTTATTGAACTGGGATTGCCAGGTCCAGCGTCGCCCGATACTATTCGTCAAGTAGGTATTGAGCAATTTATTCCGCCAGGTACGCCAGTTGTTTCAACTAATTTAGGCGTCACTTTCCGACAGAAAATTGCATTATTGGATTTGGATGCTGCTTTACATAAAGCATTTGGTGAAGGTGTTACTCAAGTTGCCTTACCAAATGCTATTGAGCCAATGAATGGCTATTTAACTCAAATGTCAACGCTGCAGCAAACTCAAACTCGACTTCCGTTCAAGTTGGCTGCAGCGGCTAGTATCTTTGCTTTTAATATTCCAGGTGCTTTCCCTGATACTAATGATAATGACGTAGCTCCAATTGCGAAATTAAGTCCTTCAGGACAAAGCGGTTCATTAATTTTCGTAGATGGAAGATTAGTAATTAAAACAGATCCATTTTAATTCTTCTTAGGCATGTACTTTAATAAACTTGCTGGAAGTGCGGCAAAGTTGATAAGCTTATCTTCAATCTTCTTACGTTCTTTAGGTTTAGCTCGTGACTCGGCATAATAAAGTGCGCCTTCTGCTAAAGTCATCATAGTTGAACTAGTTGCAGAAGTCGGATTAGTCCGATTATCTTCTTCTTCATCAGGTAATGGAGCGGAAGCACATTTGGTAATTTGTCCACCCCTAGCCAAAAATTCTTCAATTGTTTCTTTCTTAGACATCTATGTTTTCTCCTTGTAGAATACTTCTATGACCGACGATAATATTTTAGAGACTGGCTTAGATTTCGATCAGCGTCGTATATACTTCGGTGTGTGCACAGACCCAACTTTGGAAGACATCGGAGAAGTAACCACACGTTCGATAGAGCATTGTGTGCGCGCGCTACACCTTCTGACATTCGATGACCCTCATAAACCCATTGAGCTATATATGAGCTCTGGAGGCGGGGATCCGTACGCCATGTTGCGTTTGGTGGATGAAATTCTATCATGTCCTTGTCCAGTAAAATTCTTTGGTGGTGGTATTATTCAAAGTAGTGCCACATGGATTATGTGTGTTTGTGATGAACGATACCTATTCCCCAATACTACTGTCATGGTTCATGATGGCACTGAAAGCGTCAAAGGAACCCATACAGATACTAAGATTGAACTTGCAGAAGCTGTACGTCTTCAAGACAAGCTATATGATATTTATGCATCTAATAGCAAAATGCCAAAATCATTTTGGCAAGATGTTTGTCAACGAGACTTATATCTTTCTGCAGAAGAAGCATGTCAACTTGGATTAGCAGATAAAATTATTGAACCAATTGACCGTACAGCTTTTCGTAAAAATCGTTTGACTCATCTCGCTACTCCTATTACAACTCAAGAAAAAGATGAATTAGTAAATAGACTTCTTTTTCGTATTAGTCGCTGTAATAGTCGACCGTAGCAGTGTCACTTATTTCGCTTTAAGCGTAACTTGAAAAGCATCATCGGCTTTATAAATGCCACGCTTCACCCAAGTAGCGTGAGCATTATCAATGCTGCCATCTACAAATTCAGCAACATGTGCCATTTCGTGGAGTAATGCCGCAAAGTCTACTCCAATATAAATTGTGAATCCATCGGCAATGCCGGCTACCTTACTCCCATGCATCGGTGAATTCCAATCTTTAACATTTTGAACAACAATATGTAACTCATTTGCAACTTTAAATAAAGTTGCAGGCATGAAATCAGTATGAGTCCGTAGCTGAACAAGTGCTTCAAGATATGCTTCCTTAAGCGCAGCTTCAGAAATTGGAACTAAGGCATGATATTTGACTGCTGTTCCTGGTAAAACTCGCCAGGGAATGTTCTGGCGAAGAAATGCTGGAACCATAAAAATAGCTGCAATGCCGATAATTACAACTAGCAATACAATTGCTACAATAATCGCACTCAAGATTAACTCTCAGAAGACAGAATAATGTCATCAAGAGCATCTGGATCAAGCTCATCAGCTAAAAAGAAATAGTCAATCTTTCGCTTCTCGTGCCAATCCTTAAATTCTTGTTGAATACTGCCTTGAATATACGTTAGATTTCCATCTTTACTCTGCATATAAAGATTGACCGTATTGTATTCCTTAATAGCCTTAATTCGACCGAAAGACTTATTTGTTGAATCTGTACCCCGAACCCACTCTGGGCTCCAGAAATACCAAACACCTCTTTTACTAATGTGATCCGGATCTCTAAAAGGCTTTTCAGGTGACGTATAAAGCTTCTTCTGTTTCTTGTTGGGCATAGGCTTTCTCCAAATATTCAGCAGCAGCTCGAAACAACTCAGGGTTGTCGAACAATAAACCAAGTGATCTATTACATCTCAGACAAAGAAGACCACGAATCAAATTAGTCTTATGGCAATGATCAACACTTAAGGCCTTATTAAAGCAATCTTTATCTTTCTTGCAAATAGCACAAGCATTGTTCTGTTTGTCTAAAATAGTTTTATATTGATCTAAGTCGATACCATAGTCACATTTAAGACTAGCTGACTTATTAGCATCTGGATTATTTCTTTTCCAGTTATTCTTATTAGACTTAGTTTTTTGACTATTTTTGCTTCTATAAGAAGTTAAATAAACTTCCCTACAAACTTTACATTTAGCTCTGCCAACATGGAATTCTTCTATTGATTTAGATAATTGACATTTCTTACAAATCTTCATTTACTAATTGTACTTCTTCCTCAGAAGCTGAAGTCTCTTCTTCAACTGAAAGTGGAATATCTACAACTGGTGCTGTTTTTGCAACTCTTGGTTTCCGAGTCTTCTTGGGAACATCCTCAGGAATTTCAGTTGGAATTAAAACGTCAATGGGAAGAGCAACAATATTACCATGTTCTCCAACATTCAAAAGAATGTTGACATAAATCCCTTCATCTACAAGATCAACTCTTGTACCAGCATCAATACAAAAACCATTCTCACCTAATCCTTCTAAAATAGTTTTAATACTATCCTCGCGCATTCGAACACGAGCTTCTGGATACCGTTGCCAACTATTATCAAGTGGCTTAGTCATGAGTCACCGGAACAACAGATCCCATATCATCAAAACCAAATTGCTGCTGAGGCTGATTGTCAGTACTTACACTAGTGGGCTTAGTTGCTAATTGACTAATAAGATTTTCCACAAACGCATCTAACTTATCCCAAGTTCCAAACCGCTTAACTGTATCTCGCGAATGCTCATATTCGCCCATCAAATCACCAAAAGTTGTTTTCACGTGTCACTCCTTTAAAGCCGCGAACTGTTAACAAAATGCTTGCTTGATATCCAGTTACAAAAGATATTAAGCCTAATTCTCTAATGACCCTCAATAAAAACTGGCCGGTGCTCGTTTTCGTGGAAAGTTTCATATTCTAAAGTTTCATTATTAGTTGAATAGTACACAACATCAATGTTAGCTGCTTTGAGTGCGGCTTGACAAGCAACACAAGGTCGACTCAAACCAAAGCGTTGATTTCTGCGAGCACGTACTACAATAATAGCAACGGCACATTCCTTAGCATCATGAGGAACACGCTTGAGTGCACGTACCTCTGCATGACATCCATTGTCATAGTTATTGCATGCTTTGGCAAGAATACGGCCTCCATTGCCAAGAACAATAGCACCATGACGCTGAATACCAGTACTTTTAAGCGCTTCCTTATATGCAGTTTCTTTCAATCGCTCAAGTCGTTTGCTCATTTTAGTCTTTTGTATCGCTATCCATTTCGAGGCACGAAATAGAACAATAACCCAATTCTCTAGCTACTTGCTCAGATGTATCCTTTGGTAAGGGATAGTCCTTATAGGGAAAGGTACACCAAAGACAAACTTCTTCATCTTCAATTTCTACTTTAGAACGAGAAGCTCGCTTATTAGCTTCCTTCTTATGATCCTTATGGATACCAGCCTTAGTAACACCATTAATCACCTTAACCATAAGGTGATCGCGAGTCTTAAGAAGATTTTTCTTTTTCATCAGTGATTTTTCCACTTATGATAAGCACCATTATATGGCCAATACTTCCTTCTAAGTTGTCTAAGATAAAATTGCTTTTTACTTTTTGTAAAAGTACCAAGTTGTTTACATTTTAAACAACGCTTTACAACGGTAATCGGTTCGGTTGAGTTAAATTTCTTCCACAATCTTTTATTATTACTAAGATAAGATGTAAAGCCTCTGCCATTACATTTTTTGCATTCTGTGCCATCAGGAATAGATTTCAACCACTTCTTTTCAAGTGCATAGTTAATGCGTTTTGCTTCAGCCCAATCAGTGGCAAAAGCAGTATATTCAGCACATGAATGCTTCTCTCCATTAGTATTAACTAATGTAAATTTACCTAAAACATTAAGCCACAATAATCCATTAGTTTTACAGTGCAAGCATTTTGCAGCTGATATGTCTTCAATAACTTGATCTTGCTCGCAAGTATGAGGTAATCCATACGCCTCAGTAAGTTCCATTTGATGGTTCTTACGAATCCAAACAAGATCAGGGGCGTTACATTTCTTACACCAACCAGGAAAGACATCCTGTGCATGACCCTTACAATCGTGATGATGACCAAATTCATTTGTAAGAATAGGTTCTTTTGAAAAGAAATTCCAGTTCCAAATAAGGTTTGTTTGACAGTATTTGCAAACAGCTTTTCTAGCATCACTCATCTTATCTCCTTAATTTCTTGGTAGGACTCGAACCTACACCATCCGATTGGGAATCGGATGCTCTTCCTAAATTAAGCTACAAGAAAACCGCTTCTTTGAAAGATTCTTGGAGGGACTCGAACCCACAACCGGCTGCATCTCTAGCAGCCTGCTCTACCACTGAGCTACAAGAACCCGTTGCTTAATTAGACAGTGTGAGTGCCCACAACAAATACCTTTGCCTCACGTAGTGAGATAGGGTCCTTGCGTGAACCGGTCGTTAGAAGCTTGCCATCACGAGCAAGTTCGTAAACTCGAGCACGAACGCTATTATAGGGAGCAACCAAGACAGCTCCATTAGCAACAAGACGATTGACAACACGATCATAAATCTCGCCAACCGTGAAGCCCTTGCTCGTACGACGGGTAACGCTTAGAATAGTCTTATTTAGGGTAGTAGTCATTTATTTATTCCTTGTTTGAATATACTGCAGGAGTAGCCGAGAGAATCGAACTCTCGCCGTCAGGTTTGCTGTCGGGCGTTTGCGCTTATCCAACGCTACTCTTTTAATTACCGAAGCCGAAGTTACCTTTTTCTTCGAAATTCTTCTTGAAGAGCTTAGTGTGGTCAATCATTTCTTGAACAACTTCTAGATATGACTTGTCATGCAAGAGACTTCTAACCGCAATCTCTTCAAGATGGGCAACAGAAAAATCTTCTGTTCCCTTTTTACCAATGCAAGCTTTTTCATCGTCAGTGAGTTCGCGCTTTGAAATGAAGGTAAGCAGGCGAATCTTCTCCTCATGCGTTGGAGGATTAAGCTTAATCAGCCGATCAAAGCGGCCAGGTCGATCAGCAAGAGCCTGCAAGAGCGATTCAGGATGATTGGTCGTTGCTACGATAAACGTGGGAAGTTTGAACGTAATGCCAATTCCGTCAAGAAGATTAAGCAACCCTGACCCAACCGCCCGAGTTCCTCGATCATCTCCAGGTTCTCCACCACCAATATCTTCAATAACCAAGATTACCCGAGTACATTCAGGGGTATACTCGGCACGATGGCTAAGGAAGTGGACGATGCTGTCAGCATCAATTTGGGATGTGGGCCAGACAAGAACGACTGTTCCCGGATCTTCATGTGCAAAGTCAACACAGAATTTCTCGATAGAAGAGGATTTCCCGTATCCGGGAGCAGAGTATAAAAGCACTCCACGCTTTTTAGGGCGGCCAAGCTTATCGTATACCGACAGTTTACTAAAGAATAGCCGAGCTTCTTGAATAATAGACTTTGTGCTAGTAACATCTTCGAGGAGAGTTCGTTGGCGGAACTCAATCCGAGAAGTCGTAATACCTGCAGCACTCTCGCTGAGCGTATGAAAGCCTGGCTTAATCTGTAGTTTTCGTTCTTCATCTCCATCTTTATATGCTAACTGGACGATATGCGTATTGTTTTGGAAACACAGATCACTCTCGCCCAGCTCCTTTACTCGCCCTGCGATAATATCGTTAAAGGCGGTGATTTGCTTAACTTCAAACTTACCATTTTTAGCCATTGTATTCCCTTATTACGTCTTGTCAAAGCGTGATTTACGATGATTTACACGACCACTTTCAATGCTAAAATGCCAATAAAAATGATTAACTTTCATTTCTCGCCGGTCAATCTTATTAAGAACTTCCCAATAAGCATCAGAAAGAAATGTATTTGGTAATGCATTTCCAGAAACAACTTTTTGAATTATAAAGTCGTCATCAGTCATTTTAACTCCAAAATTTATGTTTCAGCGATGAACTCTTTAAAACCGCGATCAGTTACAATATTAATTCGGATTCGCTCAGTCGGTAGAAGAGTCCATTCATACTCTAAAAGCTGCAACAACCTCTCATCAGAAAGGGTTGCTAATTTTGCTTGAAGCATTCTTGCTTGTTCTGGAGAAACCTTAATTGCTTTTAATTCTTCTTTAGATAACAAGAATTCCTGCAATAAGAATGCAATCAACTCCTCAAACATTGGAGTAAGTGATTGCATTCTTTTAAGACACTCAACTTCTCGTTTTGTGTTTCTCATGTAATGGTTTTAATGGAAGCTTCTCATCAATCCCTAGATCGTAATCGTAGCAAACTTCCTCAGCACCTAAATCCCAAGCTTCTCGAGCAAGTTCGCGACCATTTTTATCTTCACCAATACAAACGTCTTTATTATCAAAGAGATGGAAAGAATTTGTTTCTAAATTATACCGTATCGTAAATTTCTTATGTGGATATTGAGGATTCAAGTTGAAACCTTTGGTAAGGGCCAAACATATGGCAAGTCATGCGGGACACCTGGAAAATGTGGTCCATAGTGAATGGCATCTTTACGCAATAGATTAGATTGATGGCTCAAATGAAAAGAAGCATCCCCAAACCACGATGGAAGCCCATATTCCTTTACATTTGAAAGCACCATCGTATTCTTGTATCCTCTAGCAATCCATTCTTTGATACAAGCGTCTTTATATGCGTGTAAAGCGGGTTCGTAACCTCGCCACATTTTAGCGGCTGGATGGTTAACCCAACCTTTTGTTTCTCCAGCTAATGCTTTAAGCAGTTGCTGACATTCCACTCGCTGCTTGCCAAGTCGACGATAGTCTAAAACCTTGACAGTGCGTTCAAAATCAGCAAATGGAAGAAACGTATTCAAGGCTAGACATCCTCACGAAACCGCAATCCAACTGGAAAACGAGGTACACCAGCTTTACCAGTGAGGCCTTGATATTGAACAGTGAGCATTCGACCGATTGCAAGAGAAGGCGTCTTCCAATACTTAGCAAGTTCGTCTTGATCGCCTTTCATCTTAGCCTTGAAGCGAACACCTTCTTTATTAGTGCAGACGAAGATGGCTTTGCCAGTCAACTTACCACGACCCTCTTCTACGTCCACGATCTCAAACTCGGCATCCTGGAATTCCTTGATCTTCTGAAGGTCATTGGACCGCTTGTTGACATACAGACCGGCTGCATTGCGAACCATCGCACCCTCATATCCCTGCTTCAAGAACACCTCGAACATGGTAATGAGTTCATCTTCATCTAACACCTTAGACGTCTGCACTTTGATAAGGGGAGAATACAGAGAGAGCTTATCAATCTCGTTCTGCCTTTGCACAAACGAAAGGGTGTTGTCCGCGATATCATAAATATGATATTCGACAACCTCATGGCCTTCTTTGGGCTCAGGATTACGAATAAAGCTCGTCAGCTCTTCGAAGTTGGACTTATAGTCGTGGTTGTAGAGCTCACCATCGAGAACGATATTCTTTGCACCAGAATTCTCAATTGCCTTGATGATATGAGGAAGTCCAGTAATAGGTTTGCGAGTTCGTGACCAGAGAGTGCAAACTCCCTTCTTGTCAACCATTGCAATACAACGATGTCCGTCAAACTTTGGCTGAGCGAATGCAGGATAGGTAATCTTGTCGCCTTGTTCATCAAAGCGCTTAGCAAGCATGGGCAAAATCCCGCCCTCAATCACATCATCGACTTCGCCAGCTTCAGCTGAGTCAAGACTCTTGACATAACCGCTCTTAAGCTTCTTTTCCCATTGACTAGTAGCTTCTGCCTCTGCTTGCTGAATAGCAGTGGTCTCATTGCTACGACCTTGATTCTTGCCTTCTTTAATTACATCTTGTGTTTCTTGAATCTTTCCACCAACCTTACCCCAACGCGTTACGATAACATTACCATCTGTTGAGATTTCCCACTCTTGCTGAGCTCCTATTGAGGAGATCTTGTATAGCTTAGGAAGCTTCATTCTCAATTTCCTTTTTGGTTCGTTCTTTCAAAACAGCACGTTCTCTAGAGAGAACGTAATTCTTTTTAAAGTTTTTAGCTCGTTTTTTATCAGGATGATGGCCTTCAAGCATTGCTTGCTTAACCTTCTTTGAAACATCACCAGGCATTTGTCTGGTTTTAATGCGTGCTTTCATTTTGTTTTGCCTCGATCATCTTAATTGCATCATCAACTACTATCTGTGTCCAATCATCAAAGGTTTTCCCTTCAGGAAGGGTGAATAAGTAAGTATTACCAATACGACCGCCATGTTTGGAATAAAAATCAGTAACACTAAAACTGACTCCACTCAATTCAAGAAGAGTGGTTACTCTCATTAACATTGTCTCTATAGAGAATGTAAACATTCTTGGAGCATTAGCTGTTTGTTTTAAGATCTTGATAATCTTAGCCAAATCCATGAAAAAACCTTATCTGTATTGATTGTTCTGATTTGTGGAATGCAAAAGTATTCTACAACAGAGATCGTTTTTATAGTGTAGGTGTTTGTGCAATTCGCATCAAACATTCTTCAAGAGAAACGGCTAGAGAATGATGCGAATATGATGCACTTACACGAACAAGTAAACCAACAACTTTACCATTATGGTAAACAGGACCACCTGAGTTTCCACCAATTGCACTTGCGCTTGTTAGAAGAAAACCGTTAGACCAACCGCTAACAAAACCATCGGTTGCAATAGGCAGTTTAACTCCTTGAGGATATCCGACAACAAGCACTTTGGCGCCCATATTTGGGGCTTCAGTAGCTAATTCTGCTACATTTCCTGCATCACAATTTGCTTCAGCAACAGCAACATCATGTAGATCGTTTGATCCTAATGTTAAGACCTGTACGTCACAAATCCTGCCATCTGCTGTTTGCAGATCAATTTTAACGGCATCAGTGCGGATTTTGCCATTAGGAATTTGCATACCAAAAAGTTCTACAACATCTTCTTCAATAGATCCAATTGCAGGAGTTTCAAGAACATGATTGGCGCTTAGAATTCTTGAACGAATAGGACCCATTTTTCCGTTTGTCTTTTCGTAAACAACACCTGAACCGGACCATTCTTTAGAAAAAGGCTCGTCAACTGTTTTCTCTGTGGCTAGACGAGTACCAGAGACAAGTACATGAATTCGTACTGTAGAAGACATTAAAGCTGCAGGCGAAGGAATACTTTTATTTTTAACTAAAACGGTTTCTGGGCTATATACAGCACTCGACATATCTTTAATTGGTTGATATGTCATTGCAAATGCTACTGTTGCAAAGCCCAGCAGAATGAGTGAAGCAAATAATTTTTTAAGATTGAGCATTGTGTATTCCCTCTTGAGGTACAATGCTCTATTTTACACTATATTCAACCCTTACCACTTACTCCATTTACTGTTCGGAGCTATTATCGTCATCAAGAGAGTCTGATGATAGATCAGAACCCCTAGAAGTTCGTGGGCTGGAAGGTTCGTCGCCCCATTGAAATTGTAGGTGCCAATTGTAGTCATTGGACTCGCGTTCTGAAACCACTCGGGGAGCGTATACTTGTGCCAAAATTTGCTCGAGCGTCCGCGGTGGAGATTTAGATTTTGCGGGTTTAGATTCACTGACTCCATCGTTTTCATTAGTGTCTCGCCGCATGGGTTTTTTCTTAATTCTTCCTTCATTGTAAAGATCTAATTTACGTTGATAACTATCTTCTTTCTTTTGCCGCTCAGAAATCACTCCACGAAGAGTTCGTTCTAAGTCACGAAACGAAAGGCCTTGTAAGTCATTACAAAGTGATTGTTTCCAGTCGGCGGAAGCAAGAATTTGGCTTGCACGGCTTTGTCTAGTTTCCCAATCAAGGCCGTGCAAGCCACAAATCTCTTCAATCTTCTTTTTTAGTTTCTTAGACAAGTAAAGTTATTATAACCCGTACCTTGAGGACAACTTAGAAAATCTAAAAAACTTATTATAAAATCTTATAAAGCGTACAATCGCTCTGAAAGTATCAACTGTATCGTGCCCAGGATGAATGTAATGAAAATTACTTTTCGTTGGGGTCACCAGTAAGTTGTGCCTCCATCTGACGCTCAAACACCAACTCATCATTAGCCAATGCATTCTCAGGCTTCACCTGAGCGAAAACTTCATCCTGGAAAACCGGATGAGTGCTGCGCATGATGATGTCAGAAAGCTGAAACTTAAGTTCATTCTGATTCTGCAGATTGGGCTCAGCACAAAATGACGAGATGGCCTTCTGAAGAGCATCGGGAACCGGAATCTCGAAGAACTTGAAGAACTTTGCACACTCTTCGACATCTTCCGGGGTGATTACAACAAGATTACGATTCTCAAGATCGCCGTTATTGTTATTGTTTGACATGTTTTTCTTTCTTTACCAGGGGTTAGCGTGTGTTACAATGAGACAGGTTTTAATCGATTCGGAAAATCTAACTTCTTACGAGGTTATAATAGCGTTATGGACAAACTAGACCAACTTATTACTAAATTTAAAGAAGCAAAAGAAGAGCTTGAAAAGGCAAAAATTGCTCCTGCAGCACCATCTATTATTGCGGATGATCAAGCGCGCGCAAAAGCTCTAGGTGCACCAACTAATCCTAACGCTCCTGTTGCTAAAGAAGAAGAGAAGGATGAAGAAGTTGAGAAAAGCATGTTGAGTGGTAAAACAATGGCTTCTCAGATGAAGGGCGGTGGAAGCACACAACTTACTAGCCCTGGTGATACTAGTCGTTCTAACTTTTACACTGAAGCGATGCATGGTGCGTATCAGCCCAAGGCAGCCGCTTCACCTGCACCTACTGCTAAAGTGGTAACAAAACCCACAAAGCTTACTGGTCTAGATCGTATTAAAGCTGCAGCAAGTCAACCTATTACTAAAGATGAAGGATCACTTTCAGGTATCAGAAAAAAGCCAGTTACTATCTCCCCTGCCGTTGGAGAAATGCCTAAGCTTAAAGAAGGATTCAGAGCACATCCTGGTGCATTTGCACGCCCTGCATCACCAGATCTTCACCCCACGAGTACAGGCGCTGCAGTACGTGGAACAGCAGAACCTACGCGTAACTTAAGAATGCCGACAGCATCGGGTACTACTCAAGCAGCTGTTCGAGGCAATTCTGATATAACCCAAGGCTCTCATGCCACAGGTTCTTCACATGGTGCTATTCCAGTTCGAGCGCCTACTTCTTTAATCCGCAAAGAAGAAGTTGGCCCTAAGTTCGAGAAGACCATCAATGAGTCAACAGCCCCTGATGTTAATAAGAGTTGCAATGAGAAACTCTCCCTAAACAAGGGCGGTCAGTGGAATTTAGCTGTTAAGAGTGAAGACGAAAAAGGCCGTTGCACCAATTGTGGTAGCAAGGCCTGTGTTGGTGACTGTAAAACTAAGTAATTAAACTTGACTGTGTTAGATACTTAATCGCGTTTAGTAATGCTGCGGTATCTTCATTAAATAAGCCTATAGCTTTGTTGCATTTGGCGTGTAACAGTCCTCGAATCTCGCCCGTTACATGATTGTGGTCAACTGCTGGCTCTCTTATGTAATTATCAAATGGCTTACCACATAAAGCGCATTTTCCACATGATTCGATCAACAATTCATCGTATTTTTCTATAGAGAGCCCATATTTCTCATTCAAGTCATAGGCTCTTCTAGCAACTTTATTTTCAGGACGCGCTTTCCATTTAGCCACACGGACTTTTTTGGCAGCCTTAACTTCAGGTTTAACATCGTACTCAGCACGTTTAGTCCTTATTTTTGCTTTAATTTCAGGATTTGCGTATCGTTGCGCTTCATAAGTTCGAATGCACTTTTTACACCAAACCCCTAATCCATCTTTAGAAATTTTATGTTTGTAGAACTCATTTTGAGTCTTTTCTTGATTACATTTAGTACAGACTTTCATTTATTTACACCTTTACTTTACCAGCCGGCAATAGCAGCGATATTCGGAAAGTGAGGTTTAAAAACTTGGTTAATGATTGCCCACGCAATGTCCATGTGTTCTTTCTGCGTTCCGTTGCCTGAACGCAAGCGAAGATAAAAATACCAATCCCTAACATTGCCTTTGACATATAGACGCGTTTTTGTATTGAGGGGTAGTAGGAATCGGGCCTGTTCTTTTGC